GTGCTCGATGCCAATGATCCGGCCTGGACCGAAGCCACCATCACGGCCCGGTACGCCGTCATCTACAAGTCGGGCACGGCCAACGGCAAGGCCAATCCGCTGGTCTGCCTGCTCGACTTCGGGGCGGACAAGGGTGTCACCTCGGGCACGTTCACGGTCAATTTCAACGCTTCGGGCATTCTGGTCCTGAGCTAGTCCGTGGCCTGGACGAACACCGATACCGCCTGGGTCGGCTACGACGCGGCATGGGAGCCGGTAGAAACCGGCTTTGCCGTGGCGGCTGCCGCCCTGACCATGGCCGTCCTGCCGGCAACGGCGACGGTGACGGTCGATTGCACCGTGGCGACCGCCGTTACCTCGATGGTCGCGCAATCCGCGACGGGGATGGCCGCGACAACGGCAGGGCTCGACACCCCGGCCGGACTGGCGGCGACGCCGCAACCGGCCAATGCTGCTTCGGCTGCATCGGCCCGCCCCGAACCGGCGGGCATGGCGCTGGCGACCGAAGCTCCCGCGGTCGAACCGCTTGCGCCGGCACGGGCCGGGACGGTCGGCCTTTCCATCCCCCCGCTGCCCGCCCAGGCGCTTCCGGCTGCCCAGGCGACCGCCGGGACAGCCGGGTTGGTGCTCATGCCCCAGGCGGCGACGGTGGCCCTTGCCGAAGCCGGGCCGCGCCTGCCTCGCTGGACGGATTACGCGAGCGCCTGGCTCGACTATGACGGCCGGTGGACCGACAATGACGTCGGCACGGAGCAGGTCACGGCAGGCGTGGCGACATGCGTGCTTTCTCTGGCCGTGCAGCCGGCAACGGTTGCCGTTTCAGGCGACCATGTTGCCGTCGCCGTATCGACGGCGGGGCTGCATCTTGCCGCCTTTCCGGCGACAGGCGTTGTGGCTGCCACGGGAGCGCCGGACACTCCACTGGCCAGCCTCACGCCCGGCGCGGCGGCTGCCGCCCTGACGGCTTCGGGGCTCCCTGGCGCGGCGCGGCTATCGCTGACGACAGACGTGGCCACGATCGACGCCAGGAGCACGGCCGACGCCACGTTTGTGCCCCTGGCCCTCTCGCCGCAGCCCGTCACGGTAACGGTGGCGAACACCACCGTCGTGAGCGTGGAAACGGCGGTCTGCTCCCTGTCCGCCGGGACGGCGGTCGTTTCACCGGAATCCCCGGTCCGAACGAATGCGGCGGCGCTGGCCCTGGCGCTTCATGGCGCCACCGTCTCCACGGAAAACATCACCGCCATCGCCGTTGCGACGGCCCAGGCAGCCCTGAACATCCATCCGGCGACGGCGACCTGCGATTGCGTGGCCAGCCTGGACGCCGTGGATTGTCTCCTGGCGGCCCAGGCGGCCCAGGGGCTGCCCGTCGTCAGCGTCGGCAACGCCGGGGTCTCCCTGGCCTTCTCTGCCGGGACTGCCGGCACGAAGAGCCAGTCCGTTGCCCGGCCGGAGACAGCCACGGCCGCGCTTTTTCTTGGCGCGGGATTGGGATCGCCACGGATCAATATCACGGCGCAGCTCCAGGATCTGGCGCTTGCCGCCCTGCCGGCGGCGGTCACGGTCGAGGCCGTCGCGTCGGTAGCGGCTGCCTCCCTGACGCTCGTGCTTCGGGGGGTGGTGTCGGTCGGCACGGGGAAATACGAGGTCTGGCGGTATGCGTCGCCGCTGGCAGCAGGAAGGCACGTGGCCGCACCGTTGCCGGTCGGCACTGATTTTGACGCGCTCTTGCCCGTGACCGCCATACTTCGCGCCTCGTTGTCCGAGACGTTCCGGTATGACGCATCCCTGCCGCAATCGGCGCGGTTCAAAACGCGAATAACGATCGAGCAGACATAGGACGGATCATGGACAAACCGTATGTCGATACTGTGGGTTTTTTGATCGTGGCGGATTGCCGGCAGGATATTTCCGGCGCAACGGGAATCTCGTTTCGCATCCGCAAGCCGAATGGCGTGGAAATCGTGCGCACGGCGTCCGACGGCGTGGCCACCTGCGTCATCGACGGCACGGTACGCGGCATCAAATACGCCACCAGGGCCGGCGATTTGTCCGAACCGGGCCAGTACAAGATTCATGCCTGCCTGACGCTGGGCGACTGGACCGGCCCCGGCGAGGTCGGAACGCTCATCGTCCGGCCGCTGTACGCCTAGGAGCATACCATGAGCATTGCCGCCACCTATATCAGCGCCACCACATTGACCGCCACCACGGATGCCAAGGGCAACAAGGATCTGCGGGACCAGTGCGCCGTGGGCACGAAAATCCGGGCCGACTGCGGCGCGGACGGGTATGTCTATGGCGTCGTATCGGACGTGAGCTACAGCGATCCGACCACGACGATCACCGTATCCGGAGCGACGTTGACGTCGAACCTGGCCGGCTTCGACCACAGCAACGATACGCCGGACAGCCTGCCGAATCACGGCCATACCGGGCCGGCGGACGGGGGACTGATCGTGACGGGAACGCGATTCGCCACGTGCGCCACGTCATCGGACGTGGCGGCCAAGATCGCCGCGCTTGCCGGTTTTGTTTTGCAGGCGGGGGCGCGCATATCCGTACTTTTTGCAAACGGCAATACCGTTGCCGATGCGGTGACGCTCAACGTCAATTCCACCGGAGACATCCCCATCTATGACGAAGGGGGCACCGCTGTGGGCGCCACCCATCCGGCCTATTTCCCGGCGGGCTCCCGTATTGTCTTTGTCTACGATGGCAGTCATTGGCTTTACGAACAAAGGATTGTCGAAAACTATGTCAGTGGAACCTCGTGGTATCGTGTTTTTTCTGATGGATGGATGGAACAAGGCGGCAAATTGACCAGTGTTGCCGATTCGACGGACACGACGGTCACATTCTTAAAAGCATTCAAGAACAATCCTTTGGGAGCGAACGTCCATTGCACGAAAGGGAATGGGGCGGATGTCTATGCGTTTCAGGTCGGGGTGAAAACCTCCTCGACCACAGCAGCCGTCATCAGGACGGTAAACAACACGACGACTGATATCTGGTGGGAATTTAAAGGCTACTAAGAGGACCGCATAATGGCAACAACCGAACCGATTACAGCAACGTATGTCTCCGCCACCTCGTTCACCGTCTCCGCCGACCGCACGGCCGAATTCGCCGCCGGCGTGCGCGTCCGGGCCGATTGCGGCACGGACGGCATTTTTACGGGCACCGTCACGACGTCGAGCTACGCCAGCGGCACCGGCCTGACTACCGTGACCCTGGCCCTGGATTCGGGCAGCCTGACCAGCCAGCTGTCCGGCGTGCTCCACGGCAACGACGTCCCATCCTCCCTGGCCAACCACGGCCATACGGGGCAGGCGGACGGAGGCCAAGTGGCCCATACCGCGCTTTCCGGCGTTGGGACCACGACGCACACGATGCTCGACGCGTTCGTCGCTTCCAAGGCCGCAACGTCTGGTCTGGCGTCGCTGGATGCCTCCGGCTTGGTCGTCCAAAACCCGGCCAATGCCACGGCCACCCCGACGGCTGGAGCAATCCCGGTTGCGGACGCAAACGCAAAATTAGATAGTTGGGTTCGCCAGGGCGGCGAATGCCGTCTCACGCTCTCTGGCAGCAATTTGTTGCTCTCTCGCTGTAACGGGCGACGACTCATTATTGACGATCAGGTGCAGATCATCCCCCAAGCCGGCGTGACGTTGGCCCCTTCTGGCGTAGCCAATACAACGTACTATATTTATGCACCCCTTATCTCGGGCGTGATGACCTTGGAGGCTTCGACAACGGCCTACGCCGCCGATTCACGCAACGGAATCATGGTAAAATCTGATAACCCGACACGCACACTCGTCGGCATGGCGCGAACGGATTCGAATGGTGCTTGGGTAGATTTAAACGCGAAAAGATTTGTTCTGTCGTGGTACAATCAAATTCAAAAACTTTGTTACGCACAAATAAATGAGCTATATTCGACAGGTGCTACATCTCCTGTATTACTTAGTACATCGGTTGCTGAGTTTTTGTCATGGACAACCCAAAATGTCGCGGGGTTTAGCATTCAGCAGAAATCTGAGGTTGGAGACACATACGCTGGGGTAGGGTGCAACTCAACCACTACATTCACATCTGCGGTATACTCAAGGGGGAATTCTGTTTCCTGGTTTACAGGTTCCGTCCCTGCGTTTCCTATATCAACTGTAACCGGATATAACAAAATAGCGGTGTTGGGTCAGGGCGACGGAAATATTGTAGTATATTTTAGAGATGCGTTCGTATATAGCATTGTGTGGGGGTAGTTATGGATTTTTCTACATTAGCATTTTATGGTGCGCTGCGCGTTTCCGGCCTCTCTACTCTCCCTCTTGCGTTTGGGAGTGACGGTACAATTATTGGAAGGGAGACCCTGACGACAGAACAACAAACCGCCCTGGACGCCCTCTTGGCGGACTATGATCCATTGGAGGGTATCAAGGCCGTCGCCTGCTCCCGCATCAACGCCACGGCGGAGGCGCTCTGCTCCAATCTGATAACTCCTGGCCAGACCCAGCAGACCCGCTACGCCCGAAAGTTGGCCCAGGCCGAGGCGTATCTCCAGGACGGCACGCCGACCGAAGCGGAATATCCGCTCATTTTCAACGAAGTGGGCATCACGGCCAGTAACGCCGGGGCCGTGGCGACGGCCATCGTTCAGGCGTCCGAAGCCTACGGCACGTTTTGCGACACGGTGGAGTTGGTGCGGGCCAAGGCCAAAGGAGCCGTCCGCGCGGCCAGCAACGCGTCGCTGGTCGCCAGCGCCGAGGCGGCGGTGGTGTGGCCGAAAGGATAGGACATGACATCATTATTTGATCCATTAAACGAAATCCACGCGCTGGGCGGGATGTTGGCGCTCTTGCCGGATGGACGCGTGGATCTTGCTTTCGGGCCCGGCGTGAACATGATGCGTCGGCGGCAATGTGGCCAGCTCCAGGTGCGCTATTACGCCCTGCTTAGGCTGCAACTGTCCGTGCCGGCCGGCGAGCGACCGCGCACGGTGCAGCAGCTCGTGGCGGCGGGGAAGGTCCGGCTGCGCCAGGGCCGGTATGTGATTGCAAAATGAGTGGTCGGCCGCTTCCCCTGCCCTGCTCCATCCCCCGGGTGGTGCGGCTGCGGCTCTGGCTGCGGGACAACCGTCTGCGGCTGTCCGACCTGGCGCAACACATGGGCGTGCACAAATCCGCGCCAGGGAAATGGCTCATCAGCGGCAGCGACCGGCTGCCTGAAAGTAGACGCCAGGAGCTGCTGAAAATGGGGGTGCCGGAAGAGGCGCTGCCCTAAGACGCATGAGACTCCTCCCCGAAGAGTGCTTTCACCAGTCGCTCCGCCTCCCCTTCCCGGTACAACTCGTCGATGGCCTCGTCTGGCAGCGCCAGCATGATCTCTTCCCAGCGCCGGCGCGGAAGCCCTGACCTGGTCCAGGGCCGGGCGGTCTCGTAGGCGCGGCGCGAGAGCCGGAGCTTGGTCCAGGGTTTGTTGCCGTCGGCGTCGGTAGGATGGTTATGCAGAAGATGGCTCATACCCAATCCATGATGGAATGATGAATTCAAGTTCGTTGCAGGCTAATAACCCAAGTTCAAGAAGTATCCCTGTAAAACGGCCAGGGTATCCTTGCCACCCTGCTTTATTTTCAATGAAAATAGGGTCATTCGTATGGAGTTGGCCGCTTGGCCTATTGACAATGGCCCATTCTAAAAGATTTTGGAGACCTTGGTAAGCATCTGTACCGGCAAGGCAAACAAGTTTTTTAATTTTTGGGTGCGTAAGGTCGGGACAGCCAATAAGGTTACTATCATCAGGGATTTTCCCACCGGGAACGACATAAAATTGCTTACGAAATCGGCGAGCGCTTTTGTCTTCGTCTTCTGTAAGGGCTATTGTAGCAATAGGGCTTGGGAGTAATTTTTGCAAAATTTGTTCTGCATTATCAATATGGAACTTTTTAACGCCTAGTGAATACGCATGCATGGCCTCTTCTAAGGTTAAAGGATATGGTATCTTAATACATTGTTGTTCCGCAACCATAGCAACGCGGCGTGCTTCTTCTCTGGAAAAAACAACAATATAACCACCTTCCTCTGCACATTTCTTTATCAACTCTGTGGTTTTGCCCCAGCCACGAGGACGCAAAATAATTTCCATAAATTTCTCCGACTGTGGTTATTCCGGTTCCCCACGTTGTCTCCACACGTTTTTCAGCCACGCCTCTTCCGTCCCCTGCTTTCCCTCCAGGGCACTCTCTCGATCGGCGGCGCTGAGCCCCTTAACCCAGGCCTGGAACCGCGCCTGGCGCGCCTGCTCGCGGCTCTGCACCAGTGCCTGCGCCTCGGCGGCGGCGTCGCGCTCGGCCTGTTCCTCGGGCGAAACGTAGCCCTTGGGCCGACGGTAGTAGCCGTTTTGGGCCAGGGCGCGAAAGGCCCAGGAACACGGATCGGCCACGGGTTGCCCGGCCTTGTCCACGAGCTGGCCGTTTGCCAGCTCGAACTCGATATGGTCCAGCCCCTGGGTGACGCGGTCGGTGGCTTTGCCCACGGCGGTCAGGTTGTCCAGGATCTGCTCGTACTGCTCCGGCCCGAAACCGGCCCGGGCCAGGTTGGGCCACGTCAGTTGCACGGTCTCAAGAGAGATAGAGAGAGTCTTTAATCTATCTATCTTAAGAGGAGCGTTCCGGTGGACCGTTTCGGTGGACTCCTCCGGTGGACCGTTCCGGTGGACCGTTCCGGTGGACCGAAATGTTATCTGCATGGCCACCCCCTGCCCCGGGACGCGCACCACGCTTTTGGAGATGAGGCCCTGCGCGGCAAACAGATTCAGGTTGTCCCGGATGGTGTTTTTCCGTTGGCCCAGGGCGTCGGAAAGATAAGCATGCGTGGTAGTTATCTCGGGATTAGCCTGGAGAAACGAGAGCAAGCGCCGCTGCTTGTCCGTTTTGATGAGATCCTTTTCCGGCAGGAGCCGGGGGGCGTCAGGGACCACTTCCGTTTCATTCCGGTGGACCGTTCCGGTGGACTCCTCCGGTGGACCGTTCCGGTGGACCGTCCCGGCATCCGGTTCCGGTGTACGATTCCGGTGGACCGAAGTGGCCGGTGGACCGTTCCGGTGGACCGTTTCGGTGGACTCTTCCGGTGGACCGTTCCGGTGGACCGTTCCGGTGGACCGGAAATCTTGGGTTGTTTCCGTGGATGCTTCGGGAGGCAGACCGTAGGGCGCGGGGTCTTCGTGGCGCACGCAGGGTTGCGGCATGCGCATGGCATCCATCTTGGCCCGGATACGCGCGTCTTCCGCGCGTTGCGCCTGGACGGCCAGGCGCAGGTTATCCTTGAGTGTGGCGCCCATGGTGCCTCCTACGGGAGCAGAGCCAGGATTTCCGCCGCCAGGGCACGCATGGCCACGGCGCCGAGGCTTTTCGGGTCGTGGCGCAGGACGGTGACGCCCATCTGCTCGGCCTGCTGGATGGCGGTGTTTTGGGGGACGATGGTCTTGCACACCTGATCGCCGTAGGCCTCCTCCATGTAGGCGATGGAGATTTTGGTGACGGCCGTGCGGCGGTCGGCCCGGTTGATGAGGAGCCGCAGGAACCGACCGGAACCCTCTATGCCGTCCACGGTGGCGATATCCTCAATGGTTGTAACGGTTTTGCGCAGACCCTCCAGGGAAAATTTGCTGCCGGCATCGACGGGAACAATAATAAAATCGGCGGCAATCATGGCCTGCAACGAGAAAAGGCCCAGGTTGGGCGGCGTATCGATAAGGGTGAAATCGAAATTGGCCGATGCCCAATCGCGGATTTTTTTGCGGAGCAGGAACCAGCCGAAATCGGGGCGGCTGGCCATGCGCGGTTCCAGGGCCGACGTGTCCGGGTGGTTGGGCAGGATGGAAATGCGCTCATAATCCCGGGATAGATGCGTGCAACTCGCGGCCGTGATGTCCTCGTCCGCCAGCAGCCCGTAGATGGTGCGTTCCTGGGGCAGATTCGGCGGCGCGAAAAACGACGTCAGGTTACACTGGCTATCCACGTCCACCAGCAGGATTTTTTTGGATTTGTTGGCCAGGGCGTGGGCAAGGTTGGCGGCCGTGGTGGTCTTGCCGACGCCGCCCTTGTTGTTGGATATGGCCAGAATATAGCCCATAATTGACTCCTCGGGTTGACTGCCATTCGCAGTTACCACCCCGGAATCAATAAAATCAAGTGTTTTTTTGACGCGCATCGGTTGTGATGCCCCGTCCATTCGAGAAGAGCAAAACTACCAGGCCGCGTTGGCCAGCACGTACTCCAACAGGCCGACGGCGGTCTTGACGGTGACGGGGCCGGGGCTGGCGTAGGCGCCGATGAGCCCCACCCCCTGTTCGAAATCCAGGGATTTGCGGGCAAAGATGGTGCCGTACCAGCTCTCGTTCAATTTGAGCGTCACGTTGCCCTCGCTTTTCAAATAGACCAGGGCGGCGGACTGGATGTCTCCGGCGAGGTAGAGGGCAAGCGATGTCTTGTAACCGCCGCTGGTGGCCGTCTTGATCAGCACGTTGGCCCCGTTTTCCAGGTTGACGTCGCCCGTGGTGTAAATGGTTATCGGGCGCTTGGACGAGAGGTCGAGATAGAGCGTGCTGCCCATTTTGAGCGTGACGGTCGAATAGGTGTGGGTGCCGGGCGAAAGCGTCCTGGACTGACCGGACTCCAGGGTGAGAGCCGCATAGGTGCCGGTGGTGACGGTAGGGTTCGGCACGGTCGAGGTGGCGCAGGTGATGTCCGTGGTCAGGGAGTAGGCGTGGCCCCACAACACGCCTCCCTGATAGCTGACGCCGGCCGCGCCGTAGGTGCTGTAGATGTCGCCGTAGACGGCCGAGCCGAGTTTCAGCGTGACGGTTCCCGTCGTGGAGATCGATCCGAAAACCCAGGCCCCTTGTTCAAGGTCCACGTCACCGTGGGCGTAGACGTTGCCGTTGACGATGGAGCCGGTCTTGAGTGTGACGCCTTCGCCGCCGGCACAGGCCGTGCCGGTGATGGACGCGCCCTGCTCCAGGGTGATGGAGCCTTGGGCCGAGCTGACGTTGCCTTCCACGGCGACCAGATTCTTGAGCGCGATATCGGATGCGGCGGAGACGTCGCCATGGACGTAGACGCCTTGCTCCAGGCCGATGTCTTCGCCCGAGGTGAGGGCGGAGGTGGTGGTGCTTTGCTGCGACGTGACGACGGGGGTGACGGTGGCCGAGACCATGGCGTTGGCCTCGGCATTGGTGCCGGCGCCCACGGTGCCGAGGGAGGTGACGGGGTAGGCACCGGCCGAGGCCGGGCCCACGGTGAGGATGAAACGCGTGGGGCCGGCGGTATAGGCGCGCTGACTGCCGGAGGCGGCGTGGATCGCCTCCAGGTCGGCCGTCCCCAGCGCCCGGGCCGTGGAGATCCCGGACAGGGCGGCATAGCGGGCCTGCATGCCGCCCTGGGCCACGAGGGCCCCGGACGGTCCCATGTGCGAGAGCGTGGCCAGCACGGCGACGAGGCTCCCGATGAACAGCACCACGACAATCGCCACGGACAACGAGATTCCGCGTTGGTCGGGCATGGCATACTACCTTTTTCGTATGCTCTAGGTCTCCGATATAGGTTTGTCGAGATGCAATATAGTTACTGAAGTTTTGTCCAGCGGCGGGGGAAAAGCAGGCCGAGCGCCTGCACGCAGACGGCCAGGATGAGACCGGGAAGCAGCCCGAACAGGCTGTCAAAGCGGTGGTAGCCGGTCCACAGGCACAGGACGGGATAGCCGAGGATGATGGGATAACTCAGAAAATCGGCGGCAATGTCAGTCGCGGACGAACGAACATCCAGATCGAGCACGGGGATTGTGCGCCAGAAAACGCACCAGGCGGGAATGCAGACGAGAACAGAAGCCTCGTGCCAGGGGAAAAAAGAAAAAACGATGGCATAAAGGAACAGTATTTCGAGGATCTCAATCACAGTTTGCTGCCGATCCAGATGGCCCGGCCCATGATGCGCGGGGTGACGCCGTCGGCGCCCTGGCTGACGGGAATATCCGGCGTGGCGGTCCCCCGGGCGAACGGGACGAACGTTGCCCCGACGTTGCCCAGCTCGAACCGCATGAGGGCCAGGTATCCGTGGGAGGCGATGACGTAGGGTGCGCCGACCTGTGCCATGGCCTGCGCCTGGTCGAAAACGATCAGGCCGTCAACGGTGGCCAGGGAGCGGACGTTTTCGGGCGAGGCGCCCCAGCTCTGCAGGTGGATCAGCGGCAGGGCGATGCCGCCGCCGGTCAAAGTCATGGTGCCGTCCGGCGCCAGGATGGGCCGGACTTCCGGGCAGAGCAGATGCTCGACCATGTGATTGATGGGCAATTCCAGCCCGGAAGCGTTTGTCACCAGGCCGGCGGCAGGGTGCTGCGAGAGGACGCGTTCCTTGCCGTTGGGATGGAATATCATGGTCTCGAACGGCAGCCGGCTCGTTTCGATATCTATCTGTCCCCCGCCTGTTATTCGTACAGGCCCCTTGCCGGTCTTGAGATAGCCCGGATTGAGGCCACGCGTAGTTTGCAAAATTTCGTACCAACTATCAGGGACATAATCCTTTGTTTTGTAGGGCTGTACCGTCTGTGGTCGCACGCCGAGCTGCATAGCCAGACGACTCAGGTTATAGGCACCTGTGGCTTCGAGCATGCGGTTGAGGATAGGGTTTTGCACCTCTAACATCTTGCGACCTATTGAAAAAAAATAAAAGTTTGGTTTTTTTACAGATTGGCTACGAAAAATCTTGACGATTTTATCGTATCAGCCGTATGGGTGACTTATAAATTTTAAGACACAAAAACAGGCTAAGGATGTCCCATGGAATGTCAGGTATCTGACCTAAAAATTTCGCTGGGTCAAGTTGAGTTGGCCCTCTTCCAGGCGTTGGCCGAGACAGGCGGTATATATCGTGCCGTCCTTGCCCTCCTCGCTTACAAAAATATCAGAAAAACTGCGATGGCCCGTCAATTGGGTGTCGATATGACAGTTATCGATAGGTACTGGCGGCAGGGGAGCGCGCCGGCTGTCCGGATCGAGCAGTTACGGGCCCTGGGCGTGCCGGAGTTTCTGTTGCCCAGGCCGTCCGGGAGACAGCCGAAGGGGTACGTGGCCACGCAAAATTGCGGGAGGGAGGTTGTATGAGGCCCGGAGAAGCGTTGTCCGATATTTCGGCGGTCAAGATCTGGCAGGCCGCCCGCCGCATGTCCGGCCTGTCGCTGGCCGACGTGGCCCAGGCGATGGAGCGGGACGAGGCGACGGTGGGCGGCTGGTTTGCCCAGGGGATGGACCGGTTCCCGCCGTTTCCGTTGGTGCCCCGGCTGTGCACGGTGCTGGGCAATCCGACGCCCATCGAATGGCTGTGGGCGCACTACTGGCGGCTGGTGGATGGCGAGGCGACGACGGCGACGACGGGCGACGGCAACCGGGTGCTGGATCTGTTGGTGCGGGGCATGAAGCAGCTCGGCCTGGCCATGGAAATTTCCAGGGATGCGGGCGCTGCCCTGGATGGGCGGCGCGGCCGGCAGGTGGCGGAATCGATCCTGCTGGCCGTGTCCAGCCTGTCGGCGGCGGCACGCGAGGCGGCGGGCACGGCACCGTCGCGGCGGTTCCGGCTGTTGCGGGCCAGCGAGGGACCTGCCCTGACATGGTGGGAACGGCTGCGGGAATGGTGGCTGTGCCGGCGCGAACGCCGGGAGATGGCGGAGCGGTTGCGCGACGCGCTGCGGGTGATGGGAGCCATGGGGCATGAACTCGAAATCATGCTGCACGATTTTCCGCAGATGGCCACCACGCAATGGGGGACGGTGCACCGGCTGCTGGCCGACGGCCGTCGGCTGGGAGCGCAGGGGTGAACAGGCCGGCTCCGGCCGAAGCGGGGCCGGGATCGTTGGCCGAGCTGCTGGGGCAGCTGGCCGTGGCCGAATCGCGGCTGTCGCAGAGTCTGGCGCATCCGCTGCTGTCCGGCGGCAACCAACGGGCGATACGCGGCGCAGTCCATTGCATTGCGTTCACCCGGACCCGGCTGCTTCTGGACGAGGACGAAATCGACGTGCCGACGCTGTACGGCATCGAACGGAGCCTGCCGGCGAGCGACAGGTAAGAGGGAAGCCATGGGACGGATTAAGATCAATGCGGTGGCGGGGGGGCAGATGCGGCTACATCGTGCGGCGCTGTTCGCTTGGCGACATGGAATGCATTTCCGACGAGCGGCCTCCATGTACGCTACTTGACTGCAAGACAGACTGCTACCTGCACTATTTTTCCGGGCCGGCGGCGTTGCAGGATGCTGTCGCCTACGTCAAGGAGATCAATCCGAAAGGCGCCTTGGCCACAGGGAAAGCAACAATAAAACCACAACGTAGTTCGGGCCGAAAGTCCGCCCCCGGCGGTGGTGGACGCCGGGAGAACCCCCGCGCAGGGGGCCCAGGGAGGAAATGACACCATGCCATGGCACACCGAAAAGGGCGGTGGCAGCCAACGTGTTTGAGGCGGAGTCCCTTCCCACGGGCGGCCGTCCACAAGCGGCCGCCCTGTTTTGAAACGTAACGGGCACGCTGTCGCCTCCAGGCGCTCCCACCTGGTTTGGCGTTGGCCCGGGTCGGACGGCCCGAAACTCCCTCCGGAACCGTCCGGCCTGGAGGCGACAGCGCGTCATGGAGCCCGCCATGGATTTTCCTGCGATCATGACTCGGATACAGGCCGTTGCCGGCACCAGGACGCAGGTCGAGCTGGCCGCCGTGCTCGGCATCAGGCAATCGAGCATCTCCGACGCCAAATGCCGCGGCCGCATCCCGGACGCCTGGCTCATCTCCCTACTCGAACAGTTCGGGGCCAATCCCGGTTGGATCAAGACCGGTGAAGGGCCGAGATATCTGACGGGCGACGTCACGCTGTCGGATGCGGCCGATATACCGCCGGAGCAAAAGCCGGCCGCCGTCGAACCGGATGTGCCCGAACCGACCGTGGCCGAGCTGAAGGCGGCCCTGGAAGCGCGGCTTGGCGACGGTATCCGGATCATGCTGGTCGGCGCCGACGAGCTGGTTATGTTCTCGCGGCTGGGGCCGATCCGGGGGGGTGGGCATGATGGGCCGCTTGTCCTGGATGAACCGGCGTTTCTGGGAATGGGGGAAAGTCGGCTGCAAGAATTTGAGCGGGCACTCTGTGAAGCGAGGTCGGAGAAGCAAACGGGAAGAGAAATGCTGCCCGCTTGTGGACAGACTGCGGAGAGCAGGGATGAATAAGGTCGCCATTACAGCGCAAGGCGTCGAGCAGATCATGCGTGACACTATTCGTGTTGGCAATAGGTTTGGAGCTCTTCAACTCGCCATAATCTGGTGGCGGTCGCGTTGCCGCGAAACGCAGGCCCTTTTAGATGAGGCCGTGAAGACCTCTCTCGCCCAAGCCAGGAATTTTGTAGCCATGAAGGCTCGCGCCGAGTCTGCTGAGGCCAAGTTGCAGGCGGCGGAAGAGGCGTTACGGGGATTCGGTATTATCTGTCCGATCAATAAAGAGCTTTGTATCCCAAGCGTTTGTTCCGCGAAACATATTTGCAGTCGGCGTCCAGTCCCCTCCGGCCATATCGGTGACACCACCCAAATGGTCACCGACCGGGAACGGCGGTTGGAAGAGGCGCTTTCTGTTTACGCTCGGGATGAAAGTCGATTCTTGGGTGGAGAAGGGGAGCCTTTTGGTTCGATTCCTACAGAAATAGGCGCGTTTGCGCGGTCGGTGTGGTGTGATTTTGAGCTACGATTATTGGGTGAAAAATCGCGGTAAACGGGATCAAAGGTGGAGGCTTTGGCATGACCAGTGGAGACATTCGAAGTGCCTTGCGCGCACGTTTTGCCGCGCCTGAATGGGCCATCTTTTTCGAGGTCGGCGACGGGACAGGGGCCAATCAACATCGGTGGGCCGATGCCGTGGCCATGAATTTGTGGCCGTCGCGTGGCCTGGCCCTGCATGGATTCGAAATCAAAGTCTCCCGTTCCGACTGGCGCACCGAACTCAAGAACCCGGCCAAGGCGGAAAGCGTCGCTCAATACTGCGATTACTGGTGGATCGTGGCACCGGCAGGAATCGTGCCGCATGAGGATCTACCTGAAACGTGGGGGCTGTACGAGGTGAACGAAGCGGGGAAAATCACACAAGCGGTGGCGGCCGGCAAGCGTCAGTCGCAACCGTTCGGGCGGCCGTTTCTGGCCGCATTGCTGCGCCGGGCCGGGCAAGTCGATGCGGACGATATCCATAAGGCCGTTATGGCGCAGACCGAGAAGATCCGGGAGCAGTTCGAGAAATCCTACAAGCGGGACTTGGAAGCCAGTACGGAACACTATCGCGACGTCCAGGCAAGACTTACCGAAATCAAATCCTCCACCGGCATAGACCTGCTGCATTGGGCACCCACTGAAGAGATCGCCGCCGCTGTCAAATTTGTCCTGACGGTTGGTGCATTCGATTCGTACTGCGGGGTGGATCGCATTCGGAGAAGCCTACAGCACGCGCTGGAAAAACTGGATCGGGCTGTGGAAGAGGCACAGGCACAGCGGGCGACTGTTGGTGTGGCGGAGGTAGGGGCGTGAACAGCGGCGTTGCCCTTAAATTTGGCGGACGGCTCCAAGGAAATAACGAATGGTTGACGCCACCGGATTTTATCGCGGCACTTGGTCATTTTGATCTGGACCCCTGTTCTCCGGTTGATCGTCCATGGAATACAGCCACAAACCACTTCTCGCTTCGCGAAAATGGTCTTGTCAAACCATGGTATGGACGTGTCTGGCTCAATCCTCCTTTTGGTCATGAAATTCCTGCTTGGATGCGTCACATGAGTGAACATGGGAACGGCATCGCTTTGTGTATGGCCAGGACAGAAACAGCCTGGTTCCAAGAATACATTTTTAATTCACCCAATATGTCGGCGCTTCTCTTTTTGCGGAAACGATTGACGTTTTACAACGCCAATGGACGATTAGCTCTCAGTAATTGCGGGGGGGCTCCTGTCCTTGTTGCATACGGAGAGTGTAACGCGGCCGCATTGGTTCGGAGCAGTTTCAAAGGGTTTTATATCCGGCGAGGAGCGGGATTATGCTGGTAATCGGTCTGTCGGGCAAGATCGGCACGGGAAAAAGCACGCTGGCAGGGATGCTTCGGGAGCGGCTGCCGGGGGCGGTGATCGAAGCATTCGCTGACCAGATCAAGGCGGAGGCGGCGCAGGCGTTCGGGTTTGACCTCGTCCTGACGCGCTCCGAGCTGGGCAAAAAAACACTGGTCAAGCTCGATCCCGGCCAGACGTGGCTGACCGGCCGGCGGGTGGCCACCGTGCGCGAGCTGCTCCAATGGTGGGGTACGGATTTTCGCCGCAAACAGAACCCCGACTATTGGGTCTGGAAAATGGATCATGTGCTGGTCGCGCATCTCCAGGCGCATGTCCCGGCGGTTATCATTGATGACGTCCGATTCGAGAACGAGGCGGCCATGGTGCTGTCCTGGCAGCATGGACAGCTTTTCCGTCTCGATCCCTACCCGGATTGGCAACCGGGTCCGAATGCCGGGCATGTTTCCGAAACCATGCTGGATGCATTCGGGCTGTTTACGAATCGCTTCGCGCCGACATTCAATGGACTGGACGCCGTGGCGGATCGGATCGTGGCCATGGTGGGGATTTGAAGGGGTAACTATGACCGCCCATTCCCTCACCCTACCGCCGCAAAAGTGCATTAACTGCGGTCGAAAGATACCGGGCTCGGCTCCGTGTCTCACAACGCGGCGTGGCCCAATCTGCATGGGATGCGAGTTCAAAGAAATTGATGTCTATTCCATGATCGAAAATGGCGACGCCTATTATCAAAAAGACCTTTTTGGCTTTCTTGGGGCGATCGAGGTGGCGCTTGTTTCGATGGATAGCGATGATCAATTAATTATCGGCAAACGCAAAATGCGGGCCTTGCACTATTTCGATTTACCAGAATGGCAGGGAGTAAGGTGACCATGAAAACGCGTAGCCTCATCCTCTCGCCCCACGAAGTCCTTTCCGCCCTGCGCGGGGAACTGGGGCTGATCGTCAGGCCGGTGAAGGGGCAACCGACAACCGCTCTCATGGGGCACGAGGGCGAAATCTGGCATCGCGTCGGGGAAGGAAAGTATCAGTCGGGGTTGCCTGTTGTCTGCCCCCTCGGCGTCCCTGGGGACCGGCTGGTCGGCAAGGAGACGTGGCACACAGACGAATCCGACCTAGGCCGGGCACGCGCTGAGCATGAAGACGCCATGTCGGCATCACCGATATTTTACCGCGCCGACTTTGCAAATAAATATGCGGGCTGTCGCTGGCGTTTCCCCGCCACCATGCCGGCCTGGGCCTCCCGGATCACGCTGGAAGTGGAGAGCGTGCGGTGCTGCCGTTTGCTCCAGTTGTGCGAGGACGATGCACGGAAAATGGGGGTTCCGTGGAAGACATATCCAGACCTTCCTACCCCGCGAAACGCATCCAAGGCCATCCGAACTTCTTTTGAGTCCACATGGAACCGCCACTACGGCCGCCGCTACCCGTGGGAGTCGAACCCCTGGGTGTGGGCCGCGAAGGTGAAGAGGGCATGACGCGCGTGACGGGCGACATCTACCTCCATGCCCAGGCGACCAAGGAGCTGCGGCATCTGTTCGAGGAGATCAACCGGGCGGCCTGGCAGGCAATCCGGATGCTGGAACGGCATCGGCCGCCGGCGGCCGAACGGCAGGCCGTGGCCATAGCCTTGCGGTTGGCGCTGGGACCGCTCCGCCAGCAGGTGCCCGACGGCTGGCGGAGCTGCAAAATCTGCAACGAGCTGTGGCCGATCGAACAGGTGGCGGAGGGGACGGAACAGGAGGGCAGGGAAAGCGTGTGCAAACGCTGCTTCAAGGAGTTTTGGGCGCGATGAACGAACATCCACGTATCATCGTCGTGGCCGGCTATAACCGGTGCGGCTCGACCATGGTCATGCAGATGCTGGCCGCCGGCGGCTGCCCGATGACCGGAGAATGGCCGGCCTACGCGGTAGAGGAGTCTCTGGAACTGACGGCGGACTGGCTGGCTGAACACGATGGCATGGCGGTCAAGGTGCTGGACCCGCACAAACATCCGTTCCCGGTCGGACCCGACTACCGGGTGATCTGGCTGGATCGCAATTCCGAACAGCAGGCTCGATCACAGGCGAAATTCCTGGGGACGCTGGTCAACCTCCGTTTGACCGATGCCGACATACAGAGATTTCGCCAGTCCTACCGCGCCGAGAGGCCGAAGGTCATGGCGTTGTTTCGGAGCGTGGGGGCGACGGTGCTGGCGGTACGGTTTGAAATGATTCTGCTGTCACCCCAAACGGCGGCCGCACAAATCGCCGGATTCGTGGGCGGCCTCGATGCGGCGGCCATGGCGCAGGTCGTTTTGCCGCGCACGCCGGAGTGTCGTCCGGATCTCGCCATAGAAATGTTGCAGGCCAATTTTTCGGCAGCAGCCATGCAGGAAAAAGTCTGTGTCATGGGGTGGGACAAATGAGCTGCCTACGATTGCCGGATGTGCCGGCGGACCTGGGGACGGATTTCGGGGATTTTTTGCGCGAATGCGAACGCAAGGGCTGCGATCCGGCGGGACTGATCGAGGCGGACAGCTACCCGGACGGCTGCCAGCTCGTGCTGCGGGCGCTGGCAGCCTGGGCAAAGGCAAACGGAAGGGATGGGAGGCGGATCGCATGACCGAAGCAGAAGCGAAAACGAAGTGGTGTCCGATGGTGCGGGCGTCTACTAGAGAAGAAGACGGCAATTCATCAAATAGAAATGTTCCGCTTGAGGGTGACATCCTTTCAACAGAAAAACACCACAATCCATCATATGCACGGTGCATTGGCTCTGAATGCGCCTGTTGGATATTTCGCACGCCTGAGGAAGGGTGCTGCGGCTTAGTAGGGTAGTCCAGGTTGAAGCCGTAGGGGGGGGGATATGAAAGTCAGAATAAAGAAGAATTGGAATACGCATACAGGGATTCGGCGATATTTCTCTATTGATGGCTGCATCGACCAATGTTGGGAAGGAGTACATTGGTATTATATTGGAATCACTCTATTCGGTCTGACTATTGTTGCCTTTGACGTTTAAGGAGCACGTCATGTCTATTATTTGTGCATGCGATGCAGAAACCAGCATTGATGTCTGCTCCGACGTAATGCGTAAGGCCAGGAAGTCGCATGTGTGCGAGGAGTGCGGTGGCGGGAGTGGTACTACGCCATAGAACTCTCCATATCCATACCGTTCATCACAGTCGTTATCGGAATTGGCCCGTCGAAATAACAAACAATTATATATGCGGAGGCAACACGTGTTATTTTTCGAACAGTGCAGCACCGAGATTAATGCCGTTGCCTTTGTTGTATTGCTTGTCGATACCGGTTTTGTGATCGCGGGGCAGAGACAATTCCTGGTGCCGGGGATTTTATGCGCGGCTGGGTTGTTGCTGCAATGGTGCAGTCGATAATGGGGGGGCTATGCAACTCATCATCAGAAACAAAGCCGAAGTAGATGCGTTTTTCCTGAAAAATCACGAGCGAGGCCTGGTGTCTCTAAAGGGCAGCGCGCCGAAAGGGGCGACGTACTCCGATGGCGAGCTGATCACGCGGCCGATCAACGTGGCTTGGGAATGCCCGAAAACCGGGGAACGGGTGGCGATCCGCTACGTGCACGAACGGCCGATTCTGCTTTCCGGCGACATGGTGCGGGCGACGCTTGCCGGCGTCAAGCGGGTGACGCGGCGGCCGGTCGATCGGATCGCCGGCAAGGGGCACATTGCACAGTTCGGCCGGAGCGATACGCCCGGCTATGACTGGAAGTTTTTGGACCGACGCTTGTTGTGGAACGATTACCGCGATGACCGGCTCTGGCGCGGTTGTCCCTGGGGTACGATCGGGGATCGGCTGTGGGTGCGGGAGCGCTGGGCCGAAAATATCCCCGGCTGTCCGCACGGTTTGACCTACTGGGCGGACCACCATCACCCCATGGGCGACGGGCCGACATCCATCAAATGGCGCCCCTCCATCCATATGCCGCGCGGGGCCTGCCGGCTGGTGCTGGGCATCACCTCTCTTTCGCTCGAACGCATCCAGGACATTTCCGAGGCGGAGGCCGTGGCCGAAGGGGTTACGGCTGTCTATCCGTCGCAGCCGCCGCGCTATGCCATGCGGATGCTGTGGGATGCGCTCTATTCCGAGAGGGGGCCGGGGTGGGACGCCAATCCGTGGGTATGGCGGATCGGATACGAGATGGTGGAGGCCAAATAATATGATGGCAGTGTTATTAGGAGCAGCCGAAAGGCTTGAGATTTTGGAGCGAGAGAACGAATCATTGCGACAAAGGAATGCAAAGCTCCAATCCGAGTGCGCATATTATAACGCGTGTCTCCAAAATCAGGTTTCTTCTGAAGACTTTGTCGATATCCATGTCATTCATGCAGGTAGGCTTGGTGATAATCTCAAGGTCCAAATGAAAGTATATTTCACCTATGAACAAATATTCTCCGACTTTGAAATGTTTCGATCAAGAATCCCGGTCAAGGAGATACTTATCCAGGATCTGTCCAGTGCGATCATGTCGTGCGTGCGAAATGCTATGAAACGAGAGCAAACGGGGATGTTGAAGAGAGGAGAGTGAATAGGATGGAAGGCGGCCGTTGCCTAGTCGCCGCGCGGAAAGGAAAGGCCCCGTGCGGGCGGGGCCTTTCCTTTCCGCGCGGCGGGGAACATTTGAGGACTCTCTTCGGTCATTTTGCCGGTTCATCCCCGCGTTGGCGGGAAACGGATACCATGAATCAACCACGGCGTTGCAGTTCTGCCTCTATCATATCCCGCAGCGAGAGCAAACGGGCCTTTGTCATGCGCGGGAGCTGCCGTTCGGGCGGCGCCCAGGCCGGATACGGGACGATGCCGCCTCGGCCCAACTTGGCCCCGACCCGGGCATCGGTATCAGACGACATGGGAGGCCTCCTATTTGTTGTATTTCCGGGCCATTTTTTTGATCTCCTCGCCGGGATACTGCTCCATAGCGCGGAGATAGCGGGCGTAATCGGCCGAGGTATAGGGCGTGGCCAACTGTTTTTGGATGGTCGCGCGGAAGGCGGCCACGGCCTCGGGACGCAGGCCGAGCAACTTTTGCCCGCGCAGGATCTGGCCGTCGAGCAGGTAGAGGGTGAGCAGGTTTTTAACGCCCTCGGACGTGTCCAGCCAGGCCTCGACCCGGGCGCGATCGTACAGCCGGGCGTCCAGGTTGGTTTCGATGCAGGAGAGTGGATTGGCAAATTCGAAAATCCAGTAGGCCACCGGGGCCGGGGTCTCGGTTTCCAGGTAGTAATAGCGGCGCAAATCGTGGAAAGCCTTGCGCTCGCGGGAGCGCAGGCCCGGCATCTGGATCATGAGGATGAGGCCGCCGCCGGGTTTTTCGATCTCCATGACCGCCCCCTCGCGGGCAGGGACAACGCCAGGAAACGGCTTGTCCACCTCGTATTCTGTCCAAACGGGTGCGTCAGGCATCTAGATTGCCTCCAGGTTGGTGCGGATGGCGGCGCGGATGACGTCGTTGGCAGCGTGTTGGGACTCCAGCATGGACAGCAGGGCCGGCAGTATCCAGTCCGGAATCGGGCGATCGCCGGCGGCCCAGCGGCGCAGAAGCCTGTTGTCGATGTGCTCGCGGGGACCGTCGGGATGGTAGGCCCCCAGGGCGCGGGCCAGGTCGTTTTTCCAGGCCGGGCCGTAGAGTGCCGGGCCGGCCTGATTGAGGATGTCGCGGCGGGTCATGGGTTAATCCTCATCCTCGGTGACGCAGATGTGCCAGTCGGAGTCCCAGCACATACTGTTAAGGGGCGGCTCGATGTGAGCCCCGGACAGCGGATGCTCGGGGTCCTGGTCGGGATAGGCGAGCAGCATCAATGCGCCATTGGGTTTGAGGCGGATATCCCAGGCCACATCCACGCGCTGTGGGATGGTGGTATCGACAAACCCCGTCCAGTCCGGCGGATACGGGAGGTCGGTGTCCAGGCTGGCCGTGCCGCCGCGCCAGATTCGGCCCTCTTGCCAGTCGCAGCGCACGAGCACGGCGTTTTTGACGTGGCGCGGCGGCTCCTTGCCTTTGGTGATGGTCACGGCGGGCAGCAAATTTTGCGCCGCATGGGACAGGAGCTGGGAGTCAACGGCCGACTCGGGGATGAGCATGCGGGTGTGCGGGGTGATGTACATGGGGTTTCTCCTTGCGTGCGCCGGCGGGCGGGGGTAGGGTTTCCCCGTCGCCGCCCAGCGGTGCGGATTGAAGCTATATTTTTTTGTTGGACGAAAACGCCCGTAGTGGTCGCTGCGGGCGTTTTCTTTTGGCTACCTCTGCTCCGCCAACAGCAGCCCGGTTTCCTGGCCGAGCTGCATGATGCGATCGGCCAGGACAGCGTCATGCGGGATGCGCCAGCCGATGGCGCCGCGCAAATTGTTGGCATCCCAGCAATCGCCGTCCGCGCCATGATTTTCCACGGCCCACAACCACTCCGGCCCGACGACCAGATACCTGCCATAGCCGTAGATAGCGCCCTCACGGTCGCGCTGCGACAAAGAGATTTCCCGCCCCTGGGCCATGTTGTCGCGGCCGTCGGGCTGCTCGCCCGTGTCGCGGATCTGCGTCCAGGCGGCGCGCAGTTCGGCCAATCGGGCGTTTTGGGCGTCGCGGATGGCCTTGGCCGCGGCTTCCTCGGCTTCGGCCTCGCTGGCCTCTACCGGCGTTGCCGGGCGGTAATAGCAGTAGCAGCCCAGGTCGCCCTCGTGGCCGAGCAAGTGGGATCCGAAGCAGCTCGGATCATCCTCGCTGATCCGAAACCGCTTGCCGTACTCCGTATAGATGATCCAGCTCGGGCCCTGGCGCACAGGCGTATTGAGCGGCGGCAGATCGTCGAGGGGATACAGATCGCGCAGGCTGCGGCATTCGGCCTGGGCCTGCGCGGTCTTGGCTTTTTCGGCCGCCCACTTGGCTTCCCGAGCAGCCTTTTCGGCCTGCTGGGCGGCGATCGCCTCGGCGGCCTTGGCCTCGATGGCCGGCAGAGCAGCGCGCAGGGCGTCCACGGCACGGCGTTCGACCGGGACGAACCACGCCTTTTGCGTGGCATTCCAGGCCGCACCGGGGATGGCGCGCAGGCTGGCCACAATGGCGGGATCATAGGGTGTGGTCACGACAATACTTGTACCGCCCAAATAGTGCGCAATGGGCGATTGGATCGGAGCAAATGTGGTCAGCTCATCGCGCAAGCGGTCGCCCTCGAAAGGGCGTTCAGCGGGCACGTTTTCCGCAGCCCACTTTTCCAACCGGGCCTTGGCGCGCACGCCCGGCACATGCCAGGCGACGGCTTCGCGATTCCAGCGGGCCTTGGGGAATTCGGCCTTGAATTGATCGATCAGGGCGCGATCTTTGGGAAAATGGATGCTTGCGCCTGTTTCGTCGGGGTCCGGGGTGATGATGTAGCTGGCCATGGGGTTTCCCTCCATGAGCCCGGGCAGCGCCCGGGGTTGGGATTACAGCGATATTTCGGGGGCCAGTGCGGCGTCGAGGCCGGCAAAAAACGCCGTGGCGGGATTGAGTTTCCAGGTCTGACCCGCGAACGGGCCCCCGTCAGAGAGAGCAAGCAGTGCGTCAATCGCGTCGGCCGGGCTCCCCTCGTACGTACCATCCAGGGTTTTGGCGGAGCGATAAAGGATCAGGATAGTGTCGGTGGCCATGGGGTTTCCCTCCATTTTCCCGGGGCAGTGCCGCCGGGGGTTGTCGTGTTTCTTGTCCATGGATATATGGACAAGCGGGGCGGATATCAAGTCCGTCAAGTGGGTTTTGAGATATTTTTATTCACGTTGCCGATTTTTATCGACCGTGCCGGCAGCCGGGGACAGGGGCCAAACGCCATCAGCGGCCAGGGCCGTGCGGATGACATCCAGGAGCCATTTATTCATGGATTGGCCGGACAGGGCGGCAGCTACGCGCATGGCCTGGTATTCGGCCTCGGTCAGGGATTTGATGGTGTAGGCGGTCGGCATGATGGTTCCCGGTTTTGTAGCCGGGGAGGGTTGCCTCTCCCCGGCGGGGTGACGTCAGGCGGCTTTGATGCGCCGCATTTCCTCGGCCAGCGTCCACAACGCTTTATTCAGTTTCCGGTCGCCGTCCACACTGGAAACGGCCGGCGACCGGCGGGGCGTGCCGTCGGCGCCGCGCACACGCACACCTCCTTTGATGATGTTTTCCTGGGCGCGGTTGAGCACGGACCACAAATCGCGCCCCTTGTCGTCCCAGCGGCGCGGCCGGATGATGCGTTCCGGCTCGACGCGCGCGGATGCGTCGTCCTCGGTCGGCCAGCGCAGTTCCCGGGCGGCCGCGGCGAACGCATTTTGCTCGCCGGGCGTGAGCGCCAGGGCGTGCATTTCGTGGGCCGAGTCCAGGGCGGCCGGGGCCTGGTCGATCACCGTAAATGCAGCGTCAATGACATCGTCGGGCCGGCCGGAATGGCGGATGGAAATAGCGTCGCACAGGCCGTCGGAAACGACCATGCCATTGGTGCACACCAGCCGGTAAATGCCCAAATCGACTTTAAAAGCCGATCCCGTGTCGTGGCTGTTGGTGACCACGATTTCCGGAATGAGCGTTCCCAGGTCGTCCGGGGTCAGGGCGCGGTCGTTGCACAGGTCGCGGTGGCGGAATCGGAGCGTGTGCTTGACGTAGCCCACCTTGCCGTCAATGCGTGTGCGGGCCTGGAACGCGCGCACGGGCTCGAAACCCTCGCGGCGCAGCATGGCCACCACGGCGATGGTCGGAACGAAAACGTAGCGGTCGGACACCCCTTCCCACGGAGTTTCGGCAAAAATCGACGGGGCCACGCGCATAAGTTGTTGATCGGTCAAAGGGTAGGACATTTTGACATCCTCTTGCCTTGCGGCGGTTGTGGCCTTACCCTGTCCGGTGCTTGGAATCGGGGTAATGCCTGGTTTCGTTTTCAGCCCCTACCCGTTGGCGCGGGTGGGGGCTTTTTGTTTTCTCGGGCACGCCTACGCGTAAAATCCCTGGTGTTTCAAATTCATCAGCCATTTGTCCAAAAACGCATTTTGGTCTTGTTTGAGCCTGGGCCGCATATACTTTTTCCCGTCGCGCTCGAAATACACTTCCTGGTAGATCCCCATGCCAGGCATGGAGAACGAGAGGGCTTCGGCGAAGCCTTCGGGCAGCACGCGCACGGTCATTTCCGGGTCGGCCACCAGGTCGCCGTTTTGCTCGTAGTAGTGGGCCAGCGAGATTTCATTTTCGCCGATGCGTTCGATAACCAGATCCATGAATCCGCTAGCCCGGAGCTTGAGATAGCCCGGTCCGTTCAAAAACGCTTCGAGTCCGCCGGTCAATCTGTCGATCCGTCTGTAGTTTTTTTCGTAACGATCCATGGGGCTTCCCTCCATTCCCTCGGGCAGAGCCCTGGGGGTTGTTTTTCTCGGCGGGCCGATCCCGCCTGACGTGCCTTATATGTAACCAATGGTTCCAATGATGTCAACATCAAAAAAACATATTTTTTAAACTTTTATTGCTTTAAAAAATAGGCGGTTAGCATGAGTGGACCACATCAAGCGCGGGCCGAACGCGGGCCGGCGGATCTCTCCGAGGCCCTGCTTAAAAATCTGCCGCCGCAAAACATCGACGCGGAGCGGGCTGTCCTGGCCGGGGTGCTGGGCAAGCCGGCGCTGCTCGATCGGCTGGCGGCGGAGGTTAAGGACTCCGATTTTTACAGTCCGGCTCATGCGGCTGTCTGGCGGGCGGGCATCGGTTTGTGGCAGGGCGGCAAACCGGTTGACGTGGTGAGTGTGGCTCAGGCGCTGACCGCTGCCGGTGAGCTGGATGCGGCCGGCGGGCCGGCCTATCTGGCCGAGCTGACCGGCTCCCTGGTCGCGCCGTCCAGCGCCCCGCATCATGCCGGCATCGTGCGCGAGATGGCCAAACGCCGCGCCATGCTCAGAATGGCCCAGCGGATGGCGGAGATTGCCTACGATCCGGAGCGCGACCCGGGCGATTTTACCGAGATCGCGGCACGGGCGTCCGAAGCTGTGCTGTCGGATCGCTTGGACACGCACGGCGAGAGCCCGGCGGAGTTTTTGTCGGAGTACATGGCCTGGCTGGAGCATGGCGAGGATGCGGCCGGCGTGCCCACGCCTTTCGGCGGACTCAACAAATTAATCGGCGGCGTGCAACCCGGCGAGCTGGGGATTCTGGCCGGGCGGCCGAGCGACGGCAAAACCGCCATGGCTCTGCAATTTGCCGAGCATGCCCTACGCGAGGGCAAAACCTGCGGCATTTTCTCCCTGGAAATGAGTCGTAACAAGCTGTTAAACCGCATGTTTTCTGCGGCGACCGAGGTGGCGGCCGGACATTTCCGGCATCGCGATTTTGGGGATGGCGATTGGGCCAAAATCTACGAGTACGCCAACACTGTCAAAGATTGGCCGCTGCGCATCTACACGCAGCGTGCCCGCACGCCGTCCGAGATCAAGGCGGCCTGCCGACGTTGGCGGCGGGAGATGGGGCGACTGGATCTCATCATTATTGATTATGCCCAGCTCTTGGAGCCGGACCACCACTGCCCCAGCCGCGAGCAGGAGGTAGCGGCAATATCGCGCAGCCTCAAGCTGCTGGCCGAGGATGTGGGCACGGCCGAGTTGCTGCTGGCCCAGGTCAACCGCGAGGTCGAAAAGCGTAAACCAGCCCGGCTCATCGCGTCGGATCTGCGTGAGTCCGGCGCACTGGAGCACGATGCGGATCTGATCATGTTGATCCAGCCCTGGCGTTTCAAGGGACTTACGGGGGACGTGCATCCCACGACGCTCACCGTGGCCAAAGGCCGCGACACGGGAACAGGAGATATTCCAATAGCTTATAATGAAAAAACCGTTCATTTCGAGACGGATTTCCGGCGGACGGCATAGGATGCGGATGCAATGCACGTGCAATGCACGTGCATATACAGGGGCAATGCACACGGGGGCGGTTGTATGGCGTACGATTGCCGGGTGTACTCGGGGTTCGAGAGACATCCAAAATTCATAGCGATTAAAGAGGCTTACGGCGCAGAGGGCGTGTTGGGCGTAGTCATTTTGTGGGGGTATGCGGCGGAGTATCGGCCGTCCGGCGTGCTCGACGGCATGAGCCAGGCGGGCATCTGCCGGGCCTGCCAGATCGATCCAAAATGTATCGAGTATGTTGATTTTCTTGAGGAATGTAGGATTCTCGACCGCGATCGCGACACGGGCACGTACAGCATCCACAACTGGCCGGAGCGGCAGCCGAATTGTGCGCACCGCGACGAAATTGCGGACGCAAAAAAACGCGCCGCAGACATGCGATGGGACAAGTCTCGGGCACAAAAAGCGAAACGGAAAGCGCGGCAACAGGCTAAGAAAATTGATGATCCGCCATGTAATGCAGGTGCAATGCACGCGCACATGCAGGTGCAATGCCCCAACCCAACCCAACCCAGTAAAGAAAAGAACTCTCTCTCTCCTCTCTCACGAGAGTCGAGCGAGGGCGAGAGAGTAAGAGAAATTTTTTCCGCGATGCTGGAAAAAGCCAGGCCAGGAGTACGACTCAAACGGCCGGCAGTCTGGGCGGAGCAGCTGCAAGCCGCGATTGATGCCGGACAGAGTGTGGAGCAGCTGCAAGCGGCGTGGCAATTTGCCATGCAGGACAAATTCTGGCCGTCTCGTGTGTTATCAGCCCAAGCATTTTTCGATAATTTCGCCGCACTATCGATACAACGCCAAGAGCAACAGCAAACAATCACTGTAGTGCAACTGCAAAACAGCGAAAGTCCCTTGACTGACGAGGAGTGGAGGGCTATGAAAAAAGCGAGTGTAGAGTCAACCGGCGAAGTGGTGATAAAAAGCGTTGATTCACCGCCGTAGACAGTCAAAAGGGTGAAATGTGAGTGAAGATTTACCAGGGCGTTTGATTAAAATCGGTAAAGTAGAGTCCACTACGAGTTGACCAATGTCGAAGTTTACAAAAGCTGATTACCTCGCAGGCCGCAAAGAAGGGCTTTCGCAGAAACAAATGGCAGAGCGACACGGTATTAGCGAGGCGTATGTCAGTAAGATCAAAAAGCAGTGTGAAGGGCAGGTACGCGATGCAACGCCGCCAATTATCCAGGCTGAGGTACTGTCTCGGCAGCATGACGCACTCGACAAGCTCATGCAACTGGCGGATCAGGCCGGGGCGCTGGCGGCCATTTTCCGGGATGTGCTGGACGATGTGCCGGGCGCTCGGGGAAAAATGGCGCGGTTTTCCGGCCGCAAGGGTTTCGTTGGCGCGGATTTGCTCAAATGTTATATTGCGCTGCTGGGCGAGCTACGCAAACAGCTTGAAACGGATAACACGATCAAACGCACGAAATTCGACATCGAACGCGTCATGCGTTTCCAGGAGACGGTCATGCAAGTTTTGCAGGAGTGTGACCCGGCGCTGGCGCAAAAAGTCGTGACGCGGCTGGCGGCCATGGACGCGACGGTGGCGGCCATGGATTTCGGCATCGGCGAGGTTGTGCAAACTCTTTAACCTTTGCACAAAAGTTAAAGAGTTTTGAAACGAGAAAGTGGAATTATTGCGAAGAGTTAAGCGAATATTGCCGTAAAGCGGCCGGGTTTGCCCCTTGACGCTCTTTATCAAAACTCATAAATATGAGTAAAAGATAAAGAGTTAAGGGGGGCGAAAAATGGCGCGGAACGGGAACGCGAATCATCCGAGGCAGGGCAGCATGATCACCGTGGAGCCGATCAAGAGCACGCGCGACATCGCGACCATCAAGCGGTTGCTGGCCGATCGGCCGCGAGACCTGGCGCTGTTCGTCGTCGGGATCAACACGGCGCTACGCGGCTCCGATCTCGTATCGCTCACGGCCGGCGAGGTGCGGGCGATCCTGGCCGATCCGGACGGCGGCGCCAAGCGGGAGCAAAAGACCGGCAAAAAGCGGCGGCTGACGGCCAACCAGGCCGTGCGCGAGGTGCTCGGCAAGCTGCTGGCTACCCGGGAGTACGCCGACGATGAGCGGATTTTCCAGGGGCAGCGCGGGCCCATCACCACGCAATACCTGTGGCAGCTCGTCAAGGGCTGGTGCGCGGCCATCAACCTGCCCGGCCACTACGGCGCGCACACGCTGCGCAAGACCTGGGGCTATCACCAGCGCGTGACCTTCGGCGTGGATATCCCGACGCTCATGGTGATCTATGGCCATGCGACGCAGCGCCAGACGCTCGATTACCTGTGCATCCAGCCGGAGGAGATCGCCAGCGTCTATGCCAACGTGCTGTAGGGCATGGGGGGGGTAGGGGGGGCGCTGCCACAAGGCCCCCCCATGCGAGGGGCCACCCCCTTCCATCAGAAGGCGGATGTGCGTGCGGGTGTGATTTTGGCCGATCAAACGGCCTTGGCTGCAAGGGAGAGGAGGCACAGCAGGGATGTCGAAAGGTTCGATGGTGCGTCAGGGGCTCATGGCCAATTTCGTGACGCAACTGCAATCGCGCATCGTTACGACCGAAGAGGCTCCCCCGGGCGGCGTCGGCGCGTGGGCCGTGCAGATGAAAATCCTTCTCGACAGGGGCCTGTTCACCTTTGCGCGACATGAATGCCTGGAAGCGCCGTATACCGACGATCATCCCAAGCAGGTCGAACTGAAGTGCACGCAGATGGGCAACACCACGCGGGCTCTTTTGCGAGCGTTCTGGTGCGCGCTCTACATGCCGTTCGTCGGTATCCTGTACCTTTTCCCGTCCTCCAAAGGTTCCGGCGATTTTTCCCGGTCGCGCGTCAAACCGCTCATCGAACGCAACCCCGAGACGCTCGGCAAGTGGGTGATCGATACCGACTCTATCGGCCTCAAGCGCGTGCGCGGCAAGAACCTCTATTTCCGTGGCACGAAATCCACGGAAGGTTTGCGCTCCGATCCCGTGGATTTCATCATTTATGACGAGTTTGATCTGTTTCTGGCGGGCATTGAAGCCGTGGCCCGCGAACGTATGGCGCATTCGGACTACAAGTGGGAACATTTCCTCAGCAACCCGACGTTGCCGGACTACGGCATTGACCGGCTTTATCAGTTGTCGGACCAGCGGCGCTGGCTGCTCAAATGTCCGCGTTGCGGCGGCTGGACCGATCCCATTGAGGAATGGGTTTCCGGAGCGCGGCCCCGGGAACGGGCCGTGCCGGAACTGCTTTGGGAGCGTCGGGACGGCACGGTGGTCATACGGTGCATGCGTTGCCGCGAGGGCGTACTTGATCCGGCCCATGGCGAATGGGTAGCGCTCAGGCCCTCGGTAACGGAATGGCGCGGCTATCAGTACAGCCAGCTTATTTCGCAGTATGTGCCGCCGGCCGAGATTCTTTCGCAGTATCGCACCACGCTCAGCATGTCGGCGTTCTACAACTACAAGCTCGGGCTGGCCTACGTCGAGGCCGATTGCCGCATCACCGTCGAAGAGGTGCTGGCCTTGTGCGGTTCGCACGGCATTGCCGCCTCGGACCCGGGGCCGTGCTTCATGGGGGTGGACCAGGGCAAGGGGTTGCATGTCGTCATCGGCCGGTCGGACGGTATGATCGTGCATATTGGCGAGTACAAGGACTTCGAGGATCTGGACCGGCTCATGACGTCCTTCGTCGTGTCGCGCTGCGTCATCGACGGTATGCCGGAGACGCGCAAGGCCAGGGAGTTCGCGGACCGTTTCCCCGGGCGGGTGTTTCTCAATTGGTACAGCGAGCATCAGAAGGGGGCCTATGCCTGGGACGAGAAGCGGCATCAGGTCTCGGACAACCGGACCGAAAGCCTGGACGCCTCGCATCAGGCCCTGATGGACAAGAAGATCGTGCTGCCGCGCCAGTGCAAGCCCGTGGAAGAGTTTGCCAAACATTGCGCCAATACGGCCAAGAAACTGGAAGAGGATGAAGAGACGGGCAGCAAGACCTATACATGGGTCAAGCTCGGGCCGGACCACTATCGTCATGCCTTCAACTATCTGTGTATTGCCGGCGATTATGCGTCGAAGTCCTATTTCGGGGGGAGGGATTGGGGATGAAGCTGGATGTTGTTGAAGACAAGCAGGGCCGGCGAATCAAGGATGTTGAAATGGGGTCGCTGTACGGCCGGATCGTGGCCGGTCTGGCCTGGCCCAAGGGAAACATTCCCGGCGCGGCCGTGGCCCTGGCCGAGGGGTTGCGCGGCGATCCGGTGGACGGGGTGCGGCCGTTGCGGCTGGTGGCCTGGGAGACGGAAGCCGATGTGGAACGCCTGCTTGAGACGGCCAGCCTCGTCTGCCCTTGGGCGGGCGACAGCCTGGGCCGATCGCTGGTGTCGGTGTGGGTGGGCGATCCCTGGCATCCGTTTGCGCGCCGGCTGCGGCCGCTCAACGACCGGCTGACGGCGCAACGGCGGCCGCGTCTCAATCTGCGGGCTGCCCCGGGCGTGGGGCGCTGGCAGATGGTGGCCGATTGGGCGCCGTACGTGGATGCCCGCACCATCGGCCGGCAGGCGCTCCTGCTGCATGACCGCGAGTTGCAATCCCTGGTCGAGGACGCCGGCGTGGACGCCCGGCGACCGATTGTCGATTTTCCGAGTGTAGCGGCGCTTTTTTGGGCGGTGGCCGCCTGTGATGAACGGTCGCGCGGCGATCGGGCGGCAGACCATTCCCATGCAACCGGCGACAAGGTGGCGGGGTACTGATATGGACGAGGGGATGCTGAAGACGAAGGAAGCGATTTGTCAGACATTGCATATTGGCGAACGGCGTTTCCGAAAATGGTACAAGGGAGCGCAGCCACCGATGCCTGTACAGTATGACGGATATTCCTATATTGCCGATGCTGAAAAATTAATGGAATGGCATAAGGAGTTCACCGGGCACGGCAGTGTGGTGACGAAATGATGTAACGCGAAAATTCGTCAAGAAAAATCTTCATAGACATTTCCCCTACATTCCACCCACAAACCCCCTACACTCAACCGACACTTAACCGACATTCCGCGACGTCCGTCCGGGCAGGTCAAAAAGCCATGCTACGTTTTGACCTGCAAAACGGCCGCCAACCGTTCCCGCCTCCGCTTCCAGACCAGACGTTCCGCTGAGACATGGCGGCCTCGACAAAGGGGTCGCCATGTCGCTTTCTCCGCAAACCCGCCTGATCCAGCTTGAAGAATCCTGTAAGCTCATTGCCTACAAGGATTCCCAGGGCATTTGGACCATTGGCTGGGGCTATAACCTGGAGTCCCATGGTTACAGCCCTGCCGAGTGCGAAGGTATTACCTGGACGCAAGCCCAGGCCGACCAGGCGTTGTTGGATGAGATCGAGGCCGTCGAGGCCGAGCTTGATCGCCGTTGGCCTAAATGGCGTGACTTGGACGAGGTGCGCCGGGCGGCCATCGTGTCCAGCGTCTACCAGCTCGGTGCGCCGGGCGCTGCCCATTTCTGCGCCACAATCCATGCTCTCCAGGCCCACGACTGGGCCACCGCTGCCCAGCAGATGCTGGCCAGCCGGTGGGCCAAGCAGACGCCGGCCCGCGTGCAGCGCAACGCCGCGATGATCCAGTCAGGCCAGTGGCCGGAGGACGTCAATGACACCAAATTTATGCCGGAGCCTGCCGCGCCCACTCCCGTGGCTGATGCGCTTACGGATGTGGCTGCAACACCGGCTCAACCCAGCCCACGTGTACTGCCGTCTGTGCCGGCTGATGAGTCGCCCGCGAGCCAGAGTGTGGGCCAGCCGGTGGGGGGCGGTGTATCGGCGCTCCTGGCTGGCCTGACACCGTACCTGCTGGCGCTCTCTAAATCCAAGACCATGTATGGCGTGGCCGGGATGGTCGCGCTCCAGCTCCTGGGGCAGTCGCCCTGGGATATCCGTCTGTGGATCGGCGGCCAAATCTACAACCTGCCCGACCTGCATCCCTACGTCATCACTGCCCTGGGGGCTCTCGCCACCTGGGGCCGCATCACCGCCAAGCCGATCAAGGGGGCTCCCCATGCGTAATATCTCCGCCCTGCTCCTTGCCGTCCTCCTGTCCGCCTCCCTGCCCGCCTGCGTGCCCACCGGGGGAGGCCAATCCTCCGCCTCCCTCGGGCCGGACACGCCGACCATCGCCGAGACGGTCGGCAATGCCGTGTCCACGTTGGCCTCCCGACTCACGTCCGGCATCGACTGGCTGTGGGCCACCTACACGCGCCTGGACAAAGCCGGTGCGTTGCCGGGGTTGGCCGATCTCAAGGCCGACATCGTGGATGTGGAGGCCGCATTTGACCGTGGCGATCTCTCTGCGGCCCTGGATTTGTGGAACCGGGCCCGGTCCCGGGTGACGGCCATCACGGCGGCGGTGCAGTAGCCATGCGCATTCTCTCCATCGACGGCGGCGGCATTCGCGGCCTGATCCCGGCGCTGGTGCTGGCCGAGTTCGAGGCGCGCACCGGCACGTCCATTGCCAAACAGTTCGACCTGATCGCCGGCACGTCCACCGGCGGCATCCTGGCCCTGGGGCTGGCGGCCGGCGTTCCGGCGGCCGCGTTGGCAAATTTTTATATCGAAAAGGGGCCTGCTATCTTTTCGCGGTCGCTGGCCAAGCGCCTCGAATCGGCCGGCGGTCTCATCGATGAGCTGTATGACTCCGGCGAGCTGGAAGTCGGACTGGCTGAAATCTTCGACCGGAAGCTGCTGTCCGAGGCCGAAACCATGGTCATGGCCGTGGCCTACGACATCGAAACCCGGGAAACGGTTGTGTTCCGATCCTGGGACTTGGACGGCAACGATTGCCGCATGGCCGACGTGGCCCGGGCCACCAGCGCCGCCCCGACCTATTTCGAACCGCATCGCGTTCAGACAGCCGGCGGCTCGGCCTATGCGTGCATCGACGGCGGCGTGGTGGCCAATAACCCCACCCTCCTGGCCTATCTGGAATCCCGGCTGGATGATCCCAATTCAACGGTGGACATGATGGTTTCCATCGGTACGGGCCGGCGTGACGTGCCGTGTCTACTCAAGGATGCCAAGAATTTTGGGTTGGCCCAGTGGGCGCCGCATCTGGTGGACATCATGTTTTCCGGCGGGGCCGAGCTGGTGGATCAGGAATGCCGGCTATTGCTTGGGAACCGATATGTGCGGCTCCAGGTCGATCTGCCCGAGGATGTGCCCATGGACGCCACCGATCCGCAGAACATGGCCATCATGCGGCTGGCGGCCGAACGGATCATCGACAGCCCCGCCGCCAATCAGGCGTTCGGGTTCGGATGTACCGCGTGATGTGGTCCACGGCCCGGGATTACCTAGCCGATGTCGGCCGAACGCTGCTCGGCGGCTGGGCGGCCAAGACCTGTGGAGCTGGCGTGGTCGCCTTTTGCAGCGGTCTCCTCGGTGGATGGGATCGGCTGGCCAATGGCCTGTTTCTGCTGGTCTGCCTCGATTTCGTGCTGGGATTCTCCCAGGGCTGGCGCGACGGCTGCCTGTCTCGGGCTAAACTCCTGCGCGGGCTGGCCAAATTTTTTCTCTACGCGGCGGCCATCCTGGCGGCGGCCACACTTGACGATGTGCTCAACGCCCGGACCGAGGCTTTCCTGCATATCGATTTTCGGGCGGCCATGGTCATGTATCTGGCCATTACCGAAATGCTGTCCATCCTCGGGCATCTGGACGCCTTCGGCGTCAAGCTGCCGAAAAAGCTCATCCGTCGGCTGGAAGCCTACCGGGATTGCAGGCTCTATACCGGCAAGAGGCGGACGTCATGAGCCTCGTGTCCACGGTCAAACAAAAAGTCGCCGCCGCCTTTTCCCGCACGCCGAACAGCGCGGAAGAAAAATTGTCCGCGCTGGGAAAGCTCCTGTGGAGCGAGGCGCAGACGGCCAAGAACGACCGGCGCACGCAAGAATTGATCTGGCTGGAAGATCTCCGCGCCTACAAGGGGCGCTACGATCCCGACGTCCTCAAGCATCTGGAAAAGGGTCGTTCGGAAATTTTCTTCCGCAAGACCAAGGTCAAGACCGACACCATCATTGCCCGCGTCATGGACATCCTGTTTCCGCGCAGCAATGAGCGGAACTGGGAGATTACGCCCACGCCGGAGCCGACCCTGGACAGCCAGGCCAAGCTGGCCGCCTCGCAACTGGCGCAACAATCAGGTGCCAGTCTGGCCGACGCCACGACGCAGATCGCCAAGCAACGTGCCGCCGCCATGATGGCAGCCATGGACGATCAGCTGGCCGAAGGGCCGGATCACGTCGCCTATCGGGCCATCGTCCGCAAGGTCATCGTCTCCGGCTGCCGCTACGGGACAGGCATTCTGAAGGGCCCGCTGGTGCGCCGCGAAGAACGAAAAAGCTGGAAGCCGAAGCCGGTTCCGGCCGCCGATGAAACCGGATCGCCCACGGAAGAACAGTGGGTGCTGGAAACGTCGCCGGCCGAACGCGTGCCCTATTTCCGCGAAGTGTCCATCTGGAATTTCTATCCGGACATGACGGCCAAGGATCTGCGGTCCTGCCGCTACGTCTACGAAGAATACCTGATGCTGCGTAACGAGGTGCAGGAGCTGGCGGACCAGGCGTCTTTTTTCGGCGACGTCATCCGGGACTACCTCGACACGGTCAGGGATGGGGACGCCAAGGAATACTACTGGGAGCAGCAGCAGCGGCAGATCGGCGAAAAGAACAATCTGACGGTGCTGCGCAACCGCTATCGCGTTCTGGAGCGCTGGGGTTGGCTGCGCGGCGACGAGTTGGAAAGCGCCGGCGTGGACATGACGGACAAGGACACGTCGGAAAACTACTGGTGCAACGTCTGGATGCTGGGCGGCAAGGTCATCAAGGCCGTACTGGCCCCCATTCGTGGTGTGGAGTTCCCCTACTACCTCTGGCGCATCGAGACCGACGAGTCCGGCCTGTTCGGCGACGGCATTCCCCGCATCATGCGCGATCCGCAGCGGGCCTTAAACGCCTCCGTCCGGGCCATGCTGGACAACGCCGGCACGTCGGCCGGGCCGATCACCGGCATCAATCGGGCGGCCCTGGCCTCGGACGAGGACGGCAAGGACATCCACGCCTTTCGGGAGATCTTTTTCGATACGTCCGATGACCTGAAAAATGCCCTGATGTTCTGGCAGGTGCAGCCGAACACCCAGAATTTTCTGGCCATGATCAAGCTCTTTGACGATTTCGGCGACGAGCTGACCACGCCGCGCTGGGTGCATGGCGACGGCAACGTGGCCGATGCGGCCAAGACGGCCAGCGGCATGTCCATGCTCATGGGCGCGCTTTCCATCAATCTGACCGAGCTGATCAAAGGCTTCGACGACGACGTGACGAGCCTTTTTATCCGGGCGCTTTTTCACTGGAACATGGATTTCAATCCGCGTCCGGACATCAAGGGCGATTTCAACGTGGTGGCCCGGGGCGCCACGGTGCTGGTGGCCAAGGAAGTGCGGGCCCAGGCCCTCAACCAGTTTGCGGCGCTGACCGCCGATCAGCGTTTTTCGTCACTGGTGGATAATCAGATTCTGCTGACGGAACTGGCTTCCAACCTGGAGATCCCCAAGGGGATCGTGCTGACTGAGGATCAGATCCGGCAACGGCAGGCGGAGCAGGCCACCATGGCCGCCCAGGCCAATATTCAGGCGATCATGGCCGAGATGCAAAAGCGCGGCATCGATCCGAGCCAGGCGCTCGCGGTCATGCTGCGACAGGCGGCCGCCCAGCCGGGCGCAGCCGCACCCGATACGTCTCCTGTGCCGGCGGCCCTGCCGGCAACCCCTGCCGCGATACCCGCGCAACCGCAGCCGTCCGGGCCGGCACAGTCCGGGCCGGGCCTGACGGCGTCCTGATTTTTCGAGGTGATCCATGGAAAACATGAAGCGGACAAAGCAGGAAATCAAGAAGGACCATGCGGCTATCGAATTCGATAGCGATGCGTATCCATGGGGCCTGCGTATCACGCTGGAAGGAAGCGTGCTTCAAAAGCTCGGGCTGACGGATAAGGACTTCACGGTCGGGGAGACATGCTACCTCGCGGCCAAGGCCGAATGTACAAGGATCTCCACTGAAGACGTCTCCGGCAGGGATGACGGTTCCCAAAAGGACGTCAGCATTTCGCTGCAAGTGACGGATTTGTCCGTGCAGAATACGGCGACATCCGCCGCAAAGGATTTTGACGATGCCTTCGGCAAAGATTGATCGGGATTCCTGTCTTCGCTACTTGCGTGACAACCGCAATACGGAAGTCGTGCAAGTCGTTTTGCGGATGCTTGATGCTGAAATACAGGAGTTATCCCTGAAACTGGAACAGGCCGACGAGCGGAATTTCCAGAAGGTGCAGGGAAGCATTTCCCTCTGCCGCGCTTTCAAGAGCGGAATCGATGGACAGCAGCCGACCGAACGACAGAAGTCCGGCGCTTATACAGCCTAATGGCGGCATCGCGGCCACGGCCGCGACCCGAGGAACCCGGGCCCGGTGAACCGGTACCCGAATAAAGGAAACGAACATGGCAAACGAACAGGACGATTTCGCGGAGTTTTTCGAGAACACGGCGGAAGCGTCTCCCGAACTTCCCGGCGGCGGCACGCCTACCGGGCCGGAAGAGACGCCGGAAGCCCCGGCCGAGGAAACGAAGCCTGCGGCTACGCCGCCGGCAGAGGAAGAACCCGCGCCGGGGACCGGGGAAGACCAGCCGCAGACGCCCGAAGAACCCGTAGCGCCGGCTGCTCCGGCGCCCGGAACGACTGATGACCTGGCGTCCGTGCGGGCCGAACTGCATACGCAGATCGGCCGGTTGCAGGCGTCCGAAGACGAGAAGAATCGTCTGGCCGAACGGGTGGCCGCGCTGGAAACGAAGCTGGCCGCGCCGGCTGCGCCGGACGCGCCCAAATCGGAAACGGTGGCCATTCCCGACGAGCTGCAATCCGACGCCGAGGCGTTCGCCAAGGCCTATCCGAAGCTGGCGTCCATGCTGACGCTGGCCGGTTCGGACGGCGACGCCATTCGGGCCGCGCTCAAGGACTACGGTCCGTCTGTTGCCGCCATGGCCGCCCGGACCGTGCTGCTGGAAACCGAGCTGCACGACGGTATCCAGCGTCTGGAAACGGAGCGTGCCGCCACCACGCAGCAGGAACATGCGCGGCGCATCGTGGCGCAGCATCCCGAGTTCGCCGGCCTGTACGGCGGCGACGCCACGGCCCAGACGACGGCCCAGGCAGCGCGCAATGCCGTTGTGGCCTGGATCGAAACGATGCCTTTCAAGGACGGGGCGGCCCGGATGCAGGTGCTGCAACAAGGCAGTGCCGACCAGGTCAACGCCCTGCTCGACGAATACCAGAACCAACAGACCGCCAAGCCGAAGCCCAAGCCGCTTTCCGAGGACGCGCAGCGCCGGGCCGATGACGCCATCGGTGTTTCGCACTCGCGCGTGTCCCGGCCGCCGCGCGGCAAGCCGGACGAGAACGACGTCGATGCCGCGTTTAGCGAGAGCTTCGAGGCGGACAAGTAAGAGGTCATTTCCATGGCTGTCCAGACTTCCGATATCCTCTCCCCCAGAACAAAAACCTTTCTGGCCAAGAAATTCCTCGACGTGATGGTTCCGTACCTCATGTTGATGAATTTCGCCCAGTCCGATGTCATCCCCAAGGGGAATACCAAAAACATCACCTGGCGTCGGTACAATCCTCTGCCGACCATCCCGAAGGCCCTGGTCGAAGGCGTGACGCCGGCCGCAGGGAAGCTGACCTACGACGACATCCAGGCCACCATCACCCAGTACGGCGACGTCATGGAAATTTCCGACGTCGTTCAGGACACCAACACCGACCCGGTGTTGCAGCAGATCACCGAACGCATGGGCGAATCGGCGGCCGAAATGCTGGAGCGCGTGGCCGTGGCCAAGGTGCTCGGCGGCACGAACGTCTATTACGCCAACGGGGCCAGCCGGTCCGCCGTCAATACCCGTGTCTCCCGCGACCTGTTCCGCAAGTGCGTCAAGGCGCTCAAGCGGGCGCGGTGCCGGCCGGTGACCCGGGTGCTGACCTCGGACGCCCGCTACGGCACCGTCAACGTCAAGCCGTCTTTTATTTGTTTTCACCATCCCGACCTGACCGCCGATATCCGCGACTGCGACGGGTTCAAGGCCGTGGAGGATTATGGCCGGGTCAGCCCCTACGAGCGCGAAATTGGCACCATCGAGGAGGTCCGCTTCATCGAAGAGGACATCTTCACGCCGTACGAGGACGCCGGCGGCGCGGCCGGGACCAGTCTGGCCACGACCGGCGGCACCTACGCCAACGTCTATCCCCTGCTCTTGTTTGGCAAGGATTTCTTCGGGGCCGTGGCTCTCAAGGGCTACCGCATCCAGAACTCCAACGAGAAGGGCGAACCGGTCGTCCCGGTGGACGTGAAGGTCATCAATCCGGACACCATCAGCAAGTCCGACCCGTTGGGCCAACGCGGTTACGCCGGCTGGAAAACCTATTTCACCGCCGAGATCCTGCAGGAAATGTGGGGCATGCGCCTGGAAGCGGCGGGCAGCAACTAACCGCGCAGGCGGTAAGGAGTGAAAAATGAGCGGTCTTTTCGATGGATTCCCCAATGCGGAGCAGGTGGCCGCGCTGGCCTTCCTGCGCAACGGCCCGGTGGATTCGCCGGGGCTGGCCATTTCGGCCGCGTCCAGCCCGGCTCCCAAGGCCGGGGCTTTTTCATACCGAATCGATGGGAAAATCTACGCCAAGGCGGCCCAGGCCACCATTGCCCTGACCACGGGCGGTTCCGTGGCCGCCGGGGCGACGGGCGCCTATTTCCTGTCCCTGGACGCTGCCGGGGATCTGGCCGTGACCCTGGCGACCGCCGACAGCAACGGCGCCATTGCCGTGCCGACGCCGGCCGCCGGCTATGCCTTCTTCGGCGCGGTCAAGGTCGCCAACGGGTCCGGCGCCGCCTTCACGGCCGGCACCACGGCCCTGGACGCCACCGGCATCACGGCCACCTACTTTAACCTCGCGGGCATCGTGCCCGGCGAGACGCTGTAGGGGGCGATCATGCAGCGCACCATCAACGCAGTGCTGGCCACCGTGCCGGACCCGGCCACGCGCAAAGCTATGGCATCTGTCTACCGCATCCTGCGGACGCAGATGCTGGCGCACACGCATCTGTGCGGCGGCGACGGCGTGGTCTCGTCCACGGCCATTGCCGATGCGGCCGGCAAGACCGGCGGCACGGCCATTGTCCTGCCCGAATAACAACGACCGCCCGGGGGTGACTCCGGGCGGTTTTCAAGGAGTTCCCCATGGCAAAAAATACGACAACGGAAACGGAATCGACGGAAACGGCCACGGCCTCGGAGGCGGCTGCCGGTACGGAAACGACCGCCACCGCGACGGCTGCCGCCGCGAATCTGGAAAAACGTTTTCGCGTCCAGATTCCGTCCTCGCCCAGGCCGGGCGGCAACAAGGACGTGACGCTGACGGTCAACGGCCGCATCGTCGTCGTTCAGCGCGACGTGGAAGTGCTGCTGACCGAACCGTACCTGGAGGCGCTCCGAAACGCCAAGGAGCGCGGCTACGAAGGCAAGGCCGACGTGCCCCGCTATCCCTACATTCTCCAGGGCGAGGTGATGGTGGACCCGGCCACCCTGGACACGCATCCGACGGCCGGCCTGGATGGGACGTCCAATGCGACTTCCTGAATTGATTGATGCCGTCAAAGGCATCGTCAATGACCCGAGCTGCACGGATGGTCTTATCACCTCCCTGTGCAACACCGCCCTGCAAGTCGTGGCCGGGGAGTTGCTGCTGCCCGGCCTGGAGACATCGGCCACGGTGACGGTGCCGGCCGGCACGACAAGCGTGGCGCTGCCGGCCGATTTTCATCGGGATCTCTTCCTGGCGCGGCCGGCGGTCGGCGGCCAGGACATTGGAATCATGGACGCCGCCATCGACATCGAAAAAATGCGTGACGCCCCCAGCGGCAACCAGATCCGAGGGGTGGCGACGGTGGGAAGCCGGCTGCTCGTCTGGCCGGCGCCCGGGGCGGATACGGTTCTGGAGCTGCACTATTCCAGGCGGCCGCACACGCTGGGCACTCGAAGCGGCCCACTCGCCTTTTCCGCCGCCAAGGGAACCATCACCGGCACGTCGTACGTCTTCGCGCCGTTCGGAGCGGGCGACGGCATCACCATTGTGGGCAGCGCCGGCAATGACGGGGTCTATACCATCGTTGCCGCCAACTCCATGCAGGTGACGGTCAGGGAGCCCCTGACCGACGAAGCGGCCGGCGGCCTGGTCAACGTCCTGGCCGAGGAGATCGAGGGCATCCCGCCGGACAAGCAGCTCGATGTGCTGACGCCGTATGTGGCCAAATGGTGCTTCGAGAAAATCGAGGACGCCTTGAACGGCGGCAAGCCGAACAGCGACCGTTTCGACGCCATGTTTGCCCGGGAGCTTTCAAAGCTCCGGACCGCCTTCCATAAGCGCGGGCTGCGGGCGTCCACGGCGCGACATGAAACGGCTCATATCCGGAGCCTGTGCTGATGTTCGCCATTGCCTGCTGGAGCTGCCTCGGCCTGAATACTCGTGCCACCCCGGATTCCCTGGCCTGGGACGGCCGGACCGGCGCGTTCCAGGCCGCGCCCATCGTCAACCTCGAACTGCATGACGGTGGTCGCATCTGGACCACCCGGCCGGGGTATTCCAAGGCCATGGACCTGGACCATCCCCATTCCCCGTTCGTGGACGGCGACCGCTGGTATGTGGCCTCGGGCGACACGCTCTACGTCGTTTCGGGCATGGTGGCCACGCCGTTGGTGACGGGCCTGACGCCGGGCGAGCGCCTCGGCTGGTGCCGGCTGGGCGACGTGCTCTACTGGAGCAACGGCATCCAGAAGGGGCGGATCGTGGCCGGCGAGGCCCGGCAATGGGGCGGCCTACCCTACTCCTCCGACGCCCGCGAGGCGGCCGAATACCGCGAGGTGCCGGCCGGGAACGTGCTGGCTGCCTTCGGTGGTCGCATTTGGATCGGCGCCGGGGATGAAGTCCTCTACACCGCCCCCGGCTTTCCGCACCACTGCCGGATCGGCTCGGACCGGCTGCCGCGCCAGTCCTCGACCGTGCGCATGGTCGCCCCGGTGGACGATGGCTTTTACGTCTCCACCGAGGACCGGATCTGTTTCTACGGCGGCTGGGACCTGGGGCAGATGCCCATGAGCGTCATCAGCCGGGAGCCGGTCATCCCGGGCATGTTCTTGCCGGTGCTGGCCAGCGACGTGGTGCCTAAGCTCAACCCGGTTCGGGCGATCTTGTGGGCGACGGCCACGGGCCTGGAGATGGGCATTTCCCAGGGCAACGTCATCAAACTCACCTACAACAATGTGGCCATGGATGCGCCGGCAAGCTGGGGAGCGATCCTCAAGCTGCCGCGCCGTGTCGTGGCCCTCTATCATCCATAGGAGGCCACGACCATGGCACTGCGACTTTCCACCGGGTTGCGCAACGGAATGCTCGGGACGAGTGCGTTCAAGACCCTCATGCAAAACGGCGTCATCGACGTCTATGCCGGGACGCAGCCGACCACGGCCGACGATACCGAGAACGGCACACTGCTGTGCCGCTTCACGGTCGCCTCGGGCGCGTTTACCGCCGGCACGGCTACCAACGGCCTTAACTTCGGCACGGCGGCCGACGGGGCCATCCCCAAGTCGTCGGACGTCTGGTCCGGCGTTGGTGTGGCCACTGGAACGGCTGGCTGGTTCCGTTTCCGGGCCAACGACGCCGCGACGGGCACATCGACCACGGCCGTCCGTTTCGACGGTTCGGTTTCGACCTCCGGCGCGCAGCTCAACATGTCGAGCACGGCCATCACCTCCGGCGCGACCACCACCATCGACAGCTTCACCTTCACCGAGCCGGCCGCCTAGCCCGGCGGAGAGACGCCACCATGACCAACATTCTGGCCGGTCTGCACGGGTTCAAACCCACCGATACGTTCCAGGGGTGCCAATACTCCGGGGACGAGCAGGCCGGCCAGTTGTGTATGGGCCATGTCTGCAATGCGCTGCAGACGCTCCAGTACGTCAACAAACAGGATTTGCAGATCTACGACCATACCGTCCAGTTCGACGACGGCACGGTGGTGACCGCGCATCGATGCTTCGGGCAGTATTCGGCGGATGTGCATGTGCCAAGGACTGGGAGCCTCAAGCCAGGCCAGTTCTATTGGGTGCCGGGGTGCGTGGCGAGGTATGATCTGACGAAAGATGGGAAGAACTGCATTTCGAATGGAGATTTGGCCGGTGAGGAGATGATTACAGCGGTCGGCGATGCGGATACGGTATCCACGCAAACGACAAAAACATTGAAAGATGCCGAGTTGCCAGCATGCGGGGCGTCGCCTGATGGATCGATTATCAGAAGCTATGCAATGGTTGTTCTGCCGGGGGATACAACCACGGAAGAAACGTCCCAACAGGCCTCCGGCGTCAAAGTTTCTGATGCGCATATCCCCTCGAAAGGGCCATTTTCAATATCGTGCATTGTGAAGTTGAATGAAGACATCGTTCCAGATTATTCGTTCACAGAAAAAACGAATGAACTCGACTGCGGATATACGGTATGGAACCCTGTAAAACCAGGAGTTGTGTCATCATCCGATGGCGAAGACTGGTATGCGGAATGCCCTGGGAATATTTGCCCGATCATGGGTAGCTTTAGTCCATCGCGGTTTAGTATCCATTATGTGAATAGAACAAACCCTTGGCCGAACTATAATACGAACTTTATTAATTATGAATACAGTCAGATAGGATATAGAGAGATAGCCGCCTACCACGATGGAGAGCCTCTTTTAATAACGGATTATGCTGCGAAATCTCCGTACTGGGACAAAGTTACAACAGACGAGCTTAAGACATACGAAGGTGAATATACAGATTTTTGGGAAAAAAATAATGAGATAGCTAATTCTGCACCCTATGAATCGTATTGTAAGTGGAAGACAAAATACAAGAGAGAATACGCCAAAGGCACTCGCGTTGTCACTATTGACGATAACAAAAATTACTATTACGGAACGGTTTATTCTTCAGAATATGAAAGAAAAGTTATAACGGTTGCTGGCGGAAACCCATACAAAGTTGGCGAAGAAGTTACGATACAAAAGACAGATGGTACAGTAGAAAGTTATGTTTACAACGAGGACGACAGCACAACATATACTCTCATAACGTATTCCATTTTTACTATCAAGGACTACCAATATAAAAAATACATATACGAATCAAATAAAAAAATAACTTTTGGGAAGCAGCCCTTTCCTGTCTGCCATCCGCCTGGTTACATGATTGGCATGAATTATTGCGGACTTTTTTGGTACAATGGAAACCATATTCTTGCTGGGAAAATTACTAATTTTGAATCAGAATATCAATATGAGCATATAGTATCAGATGAGATTCTTTTGGGTGAGTATTATCATGTCTGCATGACATACGATGAAGATGGAGAAACATGCCTCTATATTACACAGATGAAAGATTTAATAGCATATAACACATACGGGGAACAACCCACAGCGGAGTATTCGAATTGTGATGGTTTCGGTGATGTCATTGATTATTTTTCAGGCTTCTTGAATTGGGCTTATACTTCTTCCAAAGACACGCCGGCCACGGATTGGGATTGTTCCTGGTTGTTTTCCGCTGATATGGAAATAGGGCTTCTCCGCTTTTACCATCGCGCTCTTTCCAAAGCCGAAGCACAACTTCTCACGCAAGAAGTTTTCAATGGTACTTTTGTGGCCGATGACTTTGAAGCAAAAAAGTTGATGGCGAAAGGCTATCAACCGGTGTTGGTATAGTTATGGACATCCTATCGCAATATTACAATTCCGCCGGCCAGATTGTCAGTCGCACGCCCAATCTGGCGACACGGGAATTCTATCGGGATTATATGTGCCGGCATACGTTCGACGAGATGTTCGTGGCGGCACAGGTGCAATCAGGTCCGACATGCTCTATTGTCCCTGGTTTTATGTATTATGATTATTACGGAGGGAATGGGATAAAACTTACGATTGTAGCTTCCTCTGGTCAATCTAAGCTGATTGAAGGATATAATGGAAGAAAAGCTTGTGTTTGTTCTGGAGGAAACTCAGAGGAAATATATATAGGTCCTTATGGTAATAGTTGGGATATTTATAACACTTGGACTGGATCTCCATTCGCTATAGACTCAAGCATGAATTTCGGGTCTATATTTAAATCGCCCAGTCAACTTCCCGACAAAGAACCCGGTCTATTTTTTTGTTTTTATCTTAGCTATCTAAATACGATAGATAACAATTCCATATATTCAGAACATATGAATAACCTAGAAAGAATCCAGTTAGATTTTTATGCCATACCATATAATGGAGCTATCATAAAGCCGTACATTAACATAAATATTAATGTGGGGGGAGTCGATTCTATTTTGTCAGATATTGCCGTATCAGATACTTTTTTAACAGATGGAAAGTTCCATGTTCTTTCGTGTAATATTGACCTCAATGGAAAGCTATCTATTTCTGTTGATGGGTTACAGATATACAATCTAAACGGAGTTTTGGTTTCAAGGTTTTATCGCCCGTATATCTATGTTCTTTGTTGTGGTGCTGAAGATGATACTCGAAGGTATGCTGTCGATAGCGCCTGGATTAAAAAAATATGAACCTTCCCTACCCTCAATCCATCCCCTGTTCCTTCGACAACTTTCCAGCCGCGCTTGATGTGCGGCTTGGGCACCTTGCCAGTTCGCTTATTGCCGGCGATTCGCTTGGTTCAAAGTTGTTGCTCTACCGCACGCCGAAATGTGGTGTGGCCCAGGGAGACTTCGCTGTTGGGTCTGCCCTGCCCGAATGTCGCATGATCTATAGCGACACGGGCAGTGATACGGACTTCACGCTCAAAGTCTCGTTCATCGGTTACGGGACGTTCTACAAGCTGACGAGTTCTGATACGTACCTTCGCTTCCAGGTTTACAAGGCAATCGCCATCGAAACGCCCACGGCAGGGGAAAAGGTCTTCGGGGATACTTTCGACTGCGAGACGCTTATTCCGGCCGGCACCGATACAACGGCGCTGTTCATCTATGACGGATCGACTATCCAATATACAGAGCCAACCACGGCAACAGGGTCGGGGGCATTCTGGTTAGATGGGCAGGAATACAAGCTGGCTGATGGTGCCAGCATTACCATCACGTCAGCATCTGGCGGAACAAACACCTATACGTTCGTTGGCAATATGTTGGTGGTAAGCTGATGTCCACCATATTCGACTACATCTACAGCATCGACGGCTTCTCCCTGGACTCCTCCGGGGCTGGCATCTGCATCGCGCCCAATCCCGATGTTGTGGCTACCGGCACCTGCGGTTCGGTCGGCATTTGCACGTCCCCGTTGCCGACGGTGCTTGGTACGGCGGATTGGGCTCCGTTCGCGCAATGCGTTGCCCCGCTGCCCGAGGTCATGGCCACCACGGACGGCTACCGCCCGGCCTGGGGCGAATGCGCCGCGCCGCTGCCGGTCGTTTCCGGGACCGCGCACGTGCTCATCGAATCGGTGTGCATCGCGCCGCCGGCCTTTGCCGTGGGCTATACCGGAGCAATCGCCAGCAATGCCGCGCCGGCTCCGACCGTCTACGCCCTGTCCGGCTACAACCGCACGGCCTCCGGCGCGGCCATTGCGCCCAACGCGACCGTCACAGCCATTTCCTGCGGCCTGGACAAGCCGCTTGCCAATTCGGCCACATCCTCCGCCGTGGTGGCGCTGCTGCAACAGGGCAACAGCACCATCGCCGACGCGGCTGCAACCATCTGCGCCGGCTGCACCACGGACGACGCCAAGGCCGCAGCCATCATCCGGTTCGTGGCCGGTTTCACGTATGCGGCGGACAGTACGTCCGGCATAGGCGACCGCTGGACCTGCGCCCTGCCGACCCTCGAACGCCGTTATGGCGACTGCGAGGACGGGGCGATCCTTCTTCAGTCGCTCATCCTGGCCATCGGCATCGACCCGGGACGGGTGATGACCTGCTTTGGTACGGTGGCCGGAGACACGACGGCAGGCCACGCCTGGACGATTTATCGACGCGAGAGCGACGAAGAGTGGGTGCCGCTGGAATGGTCAGACTCCGCCTTCCAGACGCTGTCATCCATCAACAATGTCACGCGCATGGTGGACCGGACGGCCGTTTATACCGCCGTGTCGCACATCCTGACGTCCACGGCGTTCACCGCCATCACCACGGCCAAGTGGCTGCTGCGCGTCACGACGCTTCGCGCCACGGGCGACATGACCGCGCCCTGTCCGGATTCCACCGGCTGGACGAACATTTCCTCCACGGCCAGCATGAAGGCCCCGGCCGCCACGGCATTCGGCTATACAGGCGCACAGGCCGCCCTGGCCGCGCCGCTGCCGAACGTCGCCGCCACGGCCCATGCCGTGCTTTCGGCCACGGGCGTCTGCGTCGCGCCGCTGCCGACCGTTGCCGCCGGGACGGGCGCACGCGGCGACTGTACGGCCCCCCTGCCGCAGGTATCGGTCCTGGCCGGAGCACGGTGCGATTGTGCCGCGCCGCTGCCGACCGTGCTGGCGACGGCTGCCGGACGCGCCTTGGTGCAGGGCGCCATGACGGCTCCCGTGCCGGTCCTTTCCGCGCACGCCCTGACCGGCATTCTGGCTTTAGGGGAGTGCCTTGCCCCGCTGCCGCGCTGCTACGCCTCCGACATCCCCAGCGCCTACGCCGAGGGTCGCATGGTCGCCCCCCATCCGCGCATGTCGGGACACGCCTCCATCAACTCGACAGCCGCGGCGGCACTCGTTTCGCCGCTGCCCATCGTTAGGGCACACGCCCGGAATGCGCCGGCCTGGGCAACGTCTACCCTGCAATACGACGCATCGAGGTTGCCATCATGAGTAATTCGACACTCGGTCTTTCCTATCCGTTCGACTCCGGCGCAGTCTCCCAGGTTTCCGGCTGGCCGTTCACGGATTTTTTCGCGCTGGACGGGCAATTTTTCGGACTGGCCAGCAACGGCGTTTTTGCCATCGGCGGCGATGATGACGCCGGGACGGACATCGCCTGGATGATGACCGGCCCGATGACGGACGGCGGCAACGAGCAGTTCAAGAGGCTCCGGTTCGCGACCGTGACCGGCCCGAACACGGACGGCGTGGAGCTGGCCGTGGTCTACGAAACGGGCGTGTCACCGGCAGTCGGGGCCATGGGCGGCGGCCGGTTCGCCATCGGTTCCGAGGGCGCCGGCCGCGAGGTGCAGTGGACGCTTTCCGGCACCGGCCCGGCGGCCATGACCGGCGTGACCATCCAGTCGCTGCTACTCGGGTTCAGGCAGAGGGGGTAAACAATGGGTTCGGCTGGATATCTTGAGGTAGATGCTTCGTCATCTTTGGTGACGAGTGCTTTTAACGATGCCAGCAACAAGGCGACTTCGGCATTTTCCCAGGCGCAATCACTGATTGGCCAACTTGCCAGGGCCATAGACATCGACTCCCCGACGATCACGACACCGGCGCAACCCGGGATGCCGTCCTTGGACACGATGCCCGGCGCTCCCAGCCTTTCCGTACCCGAACTCGGGACGGTCTCCATTGCCGCCGCGCCGACGCTTGACCGCATCGACGTGCCGGATGTGACGATCCCCACCTTTTCCGCCACGGCCCCGAACGTCGTCATCCCCGACATGCCACAGGTGGCCGAGCCGACCGACCCGGGTACGGCTCCGACCATGGATGACGTCAGCCTGCCCAACGATCCCGACATTGTTTTGCCGGACCCGCCGACGCTGGCCACGGTCACGGTGCCGACGTTCACCGACCTGGCGCTGCCGGTTTCCGAGGCCGAACGGCCGGACGTAGCCATCGACCTGCCGGGCAAGCTGTTCGTCTACCAGGATGGCGAGTTTTCGTCCGACCTGCAACAGACCGTCGAACAGCAGATTTACGATGGGCTCCTCTCCGGCGGCAACATCGCGTCAATCGCCGGCATCGCCGCCTACATCGAGCAGGTGCGGTCCGAGGCTGCCCGGACGCTTCGTATCGAGCTGGCGGTCATCCGTGACGGCTGGGCGGCGCGGGGCCTGGACGGCCCGACCGGGGCCGACGCCGACAAGGAGCAGCAGGCCCAGTGGCGCTACAGCGATACGGTCAATGAACGCGTGGGCCAGGTTGTCGGCAAACAGTGCGAACTGACGGTCCAGCACTTCGAGTTTTTGATCGAGCACGGCATTTCCGCCGTGGGGCTGCGTTTGGACGCCTACAACAAGGCACAGGACCGGGCGCTTGAGGCGGCCAAAGCGACGGCGGAGTTTGGCTACCGGATGGTGGATACGCAGGTCGCCGTCCACAATCTCCAGCTCGCCCGCTATCAGGCCGATACGACCGCCTACGAAATCAAGCTCCGGGCGGTCAACACAGCCCTGGAAGGCCGGAAGGTGCAGCTCGAAACGGCCCGGGTGCGCGGCGATCTGCGCAAACAGGACGTGGACGTCTACGTGGCCGAATGTCAGGCGCAAATGACCCGGGTCGAGGTGTTCAAGGCCCAGATTCAGGGGGCGCTGGCCAAAATCGAGGCCCAGACCAAGCGCATCGACGCGTTCAAGGCCAAGGTGGACGCCTTTGTCGCCCAGACCAGCGCCATGGTCGCCCGCTACAATGCCTGGGCCCAGCAGATTGCCGCGCAAAAGACCAAGGTCGAACTGTATCAGGCCGAAGCCTCCGTCTTTGCCACACAGGTTGGGGCGCAAAAAGTCGTGGCCGACATCGGCTCGACCCGGGCTGGCATCGTGGACGCACGTAACAAAGGCAACATCGCCCTGTATCAGGCCGGGCTGGAAGGTACGAAAGTCGAGTTGCAACGGCTCATCGCCCAGGTGGATGCCTCCCTCAAAACCGCCTCTGCCCAGGTGCAGCTCTATGATGCGTCCGTGCGCGGCACGTCAGCGGAGAACGAGTCGAGGCGCGGGCTGGCGGCGCTTCAGGTGCAGGAATGGGCCACTCTGGCCAATACCTTCGTCGAGCAGGCCAAGGTGGCGCTGGAATACGCCCGGGTCAAGGGATCGCTGTCCGAGCAGGCGTTACAGGCGTGTGCTCAGACGGCGGCGCAATTGGCCGCCTCGGCCCTGGGATCGCGCCACGCCACGGCCAGCGTCGGATTTAGCGGCAGCAACAGCAATACGAGTAGCTACAGCGAAGTGGACACCTACTCTCAGTCCCAAAGCGCGTAGGAGGAATATTATGGGAGCTGATCCGAATTTTGCCGGCTATATGCAGCAGAAATATGCCAATCAAAAGCAAATGGCCGACGCCGAGACGACCAAGGCCAATGCCGCCGCAGCCGGGGTGGCGCAACAACAGGGGTTGCAGGAGAGCGCCAACGCAGCAGCCTTGGCCAGGCAAGGGCTCATGAACCAGGGGGCCATGGATATGGAGAACGCCCGGGTGGCCGGCGGGTTGCAGGAACGCGGGTTGGCCAACCAGGGCGCGACCGACGTGGCCGATATCACGGGCAACTATGGGCTCCAGTCGCATCTGGCCTATGCCAACGCCCGGGTAACGGCGGCCACCTCGCCGGAGTTCGGGGCCATGCGCGACGATATGGGCAATATCACTCCCTATGCCAAAAATCAGGCCGGATTGGATTATCTCCAGTCGCAACAACAGGCCAAAGCGCCGCCGGCATTGCCGAACGGGATGGGCAGTTATGCAACGGGTGCCGGAGCGCCTGGCGCGGGTATCGGGCTGGGACTCAATCCGAATCTTCTCGGCAACACGGGGATGTAGATCATGCCTGTCGATCTCGCCAAGTATCGGACGGATAATGCGGGCTATTACGGGAAGGACGCCAAACTTTCCGATGTTGCCCAGGATCTCTATCAGCGTTCCGGCGCATCGTCTGCCGGCGTCAACTTCGATGATTTTTCCCAAAAGGAAGGTCTGTCGGATCAGCTGGCCAAGGAGGCCAATCCGACGCCGCAGCCGCCGGCGGCGTCCGGGTTCGGGTTGGGGGATGTTTTGCGGACTATCGGAACTCCTGGCCTTGTCGAAAATTATACCGGGGCCGTGACGCCGCGTGCTCCCGGCTCGCCGCCCCCCGAGGAGCCGGCCTATGCGGAATTTCTTCGCGGCGGCATCAACGATACCGACGCCAACGGGCAGCCCAGGCCCACGCTGGCCCGCTATGCCGGCGGCCTGTGGGAAGGGCTCAAGGGCGGCCTCAAGCAGATTCCGGCCGCCGGCGAGGCCAATAAAGTTCTCGATCAGTCGTTTTTCCAAAGCCCCGATAACGATGTTGTCCGTTGGTATCAGCAGGGCGCCGCGCCGTTTTCCCATCGGGTGGATGAGCTGACAAGCGGCGGCATGGACTACGACCCGGCCATTCGGCAGGCCGGCACGGAATGGAGCCAGGGACAGAAGCAGTACTGGCAGAAAACCGGCCAGGGACTGAACGCGGCCTTGCCCGAGAGCCCGGATTTTGCCGGCCGTTCGTCCGGCCGGGTGGAAAGCGCTGTGCGCGGTCTTGCCGAATTTGCGCCGTCCATGGGCGCCGCCATGCTCCACCCGGGGCTTGGCCTGGGCATGACCTACGCACAGATCGCCGGCGGCCAGTATCAGCAGCTCAAAAACGAGGGCGTGCCCGACGAGCGGGCGGCCCAGGCCGCCACGAGCAGCGCGCTTGTCGAAGCGCCGCTTTTCGCCGCCTCGAATCTTTTCAACCTGCGCGTACTTGGCCGGGCCTTCGGCGCCAATCCGCTGGGCATGAAGATCGGCGAGGCGGCCGCCGGGGCGAACTCGGCCGGCGTGGTCGGCGCGCTGTCCAGCCTGCCGCAGGACGTGTCCGAAACCTGGGCGAAAAACCCCGACATGACCCTGTCGGATGCCGTCAAGGCCACGGGAGCGAACCTGACCGATACGACCGATGCCCAGGGCAATGTCCAGCCCGGCCTGTTGTCGAAAATGACCGAGGGCTATATCGGCAACGCCCTGGGCGCCGGCATCATGCACGGGGCCGGGCTTGGCGCGGGCGCGGCCTGGAACTGGGCGCATACGCCGGATGCCGTGGTGGAAGGCCGCCGGGCCGCCAGCGAATTTGCCGACGCCTATGCCGGCGCGCTTGCCGACACGGTCAAAAGCGGCGAGCTGGAAAAAATTCCCGATGCGGATCTGACGGCCATCTATAACCAGGCCGACCAGCTCTACCAGGGCGGCGACAAGCGGTTCTATCAGCCGTTGCTCGAAATCAATGCTGAGCAGCTTCGGCGGCAAAATGCGGCGCGGGGCTTCCCTCTGAACGAACTTGAGGAGTCGGCCGCGCCGACGGAAACACCGCCGGCCGCTTCCCAGCCGGAAACGCCGGCGGAACAGCCGGTCGTTCCGACGCCCACCGGGGCCGAGCAGATAGCTGCGGCCAAGGCCGGGCAGCCTGTGGTCATCCCTTCCGAGGAGGGGAACCCGGCCCCGACCATTCCCGAGGATCTGACCGGACTGGGCAAGTCCGATCTGAACGATCTGGCGGCATCGGTCGGCATCGAGCAGCCGACGCGCATCAAGCGGGATGACCTGGTCGAGCAGCTCTTGCAAAAGCGCCAGGAGCAGACGCCGCCGGAAACCGCCTTCGCTCCGGCTCCCGAGGCCATGGAAACGCCGCTGACCGAAGCCGGAGCAGCTCCGGAACCGGCGCAACCGGCCGCTCCGGTCCGGACGCCGCAGGAAACCCAGCCGGCGCAGGAAACGCCGTTGCTGGAAGCCGGCGAACAGCCGCCGGCCGAAACCCCCAAACCGGCCGCCCTGCCCACGGACGAAGAGCCCTTGCGCGAGGGAGGGGAACAGCCGCCGACCTCCGACCGCCGCATTGACCAGGCGTCGCGCCAGCGCTGGGCCGATATGTCCGATGCCGAAAAGCAGGCTGCCCATTTCACCGACCAGTTGACGGGCCTGGGCAACAAGAATGCCTACGACGAACGGGTGGGTTTCCAACCCGATACCCCGGCGCCCCATGCCGCCATCGACCTGGACGGCATGAAATTCGTCAACGACACCTACGGACATCCTATGGGGGACGCCTTTTTACAAGGCGCCGGCCGATTCTTCGACGACGTGGCCAAACAGTATGGGGTGGACGCCTATAGGACCGGCGGAGACGAAATTACCTTTGTCGGGGATGATCCGGCCAAAACGGCGCAAGCCCTTGACGCGGCCAGGAAGCTGGCCGATAATTACACTATCGAATTACCCACAGCCGATGGACCGATCCCTATCCGTCTGGCCTTCAGCGGCGGCGTGGGGAAAAACAGGAGTGAAGCCGATGCCCGACTCTACGAAGACAAAGTCCGGCGAAAGGCCGCAGGATTGGCCGACCGAGGCGTTGAGCCTGGAAGAGGCGGCGGCGTTCGTCAAGAAGCACAACCTCCAGATAACGGGCCCGGGCAGGCTGGTGCCGAAGCAGGCGTCGGCGACCGAACCGGAACAGACGCCGCCGATTTCGAATCTGCAATTGCCCACGCTGGAAGCGCTGCACTGGAACGAACCGGGGGTGGGCTTCCAGGTGCTCAAGGCGATAGCGGCCTTGCAGGAGCCGCCGGAAGCCAGCGACGTGCCGTCGGTAGCGCAGTAGACGTCAGCCGCGAAGGCGGCCAGGACGCGGCCCGGTACGAGATCCGGGAGGCGTCCGACCTCGTTCCCTCCCACGACGTCGGGAAAAACTTCGCCAAGCATCCCGACTATCCGAAATCCGTTCAGGAACGCCCCTACCACTCCGATCAGGGCGAGCAGCAGAAAGTCACCCGCAACGCGGCCAATCTGGACCCGCGCTATCTCATCACCGACAATCCCGATGCCGTGAACGGTCCGCCGATCGTCACGGATGGGGGCGTGGTCCTGGGCGGCAACTCCCGGACCATGAGCCTCCAGCTCGCCTATGCCGAGCACCCCGAAAAGGCGGAGGCCTACCGGCAGGATTTGCAAGCCAAGGCGGCGGCTTTCGGCCTCGATCCCAAGGCCGTGGCCGATTTCAAGGAGCCGGTGCTGGTCCGGAGGCTCGACGTCCAGCCGGACCAGGGCGGCATGGCCCGGATGTCGCGCCTCTACAATCAGACCGCCATGCAGGGATTGGCCGTCAAGGCCGAAGGCGTGTCGCGCGGGCGGATGGTCTCGCCGGCAACGCTGTCGTCTCTGTCGGCCGGACTGGAGCGGTTCGATACCCTGCGCGAGTACCTGGGCAATCCGGCCTCGCGGGGGCTCATCGACCACCTGGAAGCGGATGGCGTGCTGGAACGGACCCAGCTGGCCCGGCTGACGGACCCGCGAACCGGGCTTCTCAACGAGGACGGCAAGCGGCTGGTGGAAAACGTGCTGCGCGGCCGGGCCGTGCCGGACGGCGACGTACTGGCGGCGGCAGCGCCGGCCGTGCTGCAAAAAATCGATCGGGCCTTGCCGCACGTGGCGGTCGCCCAGGCGCGCGGCGGCAAGTGGGATCTGACCGAGGTGATGCGCCAGGCCGTGGACCAGCTGAACCGCTTTCGGGCCTCCGGCCATGACCGGCTGGACACCTATTTCGGCCAGGGATCGCTGGTGCCGGACGCGGCCAAGGACAACCCGGCCGTGCGGGCCATGGCCTATGCCCTCAATGAAATGACGCCCAAACAGTTCGAGCAGGAATGGGCGCGGTATGCCAGTTATGCCCGCGCCTCGAAGCCGGACCAGGGCGTACTGGCCGGCGTGCCGGTCAAGGGGCCGGGCGAGGCGTTCCGGGAGGCCTTTGTCGAACGGGGAGAAGGAAAAAATCCGCGATTCCGGCGGGCCAATGAAGAGGACGACCGGGAAGCCGGCCGTCAGGACCAGGAAGATCGCATCCATGATGCCCGGTATGATGGAACAGCGCATGATGTGCATTCCATCGACATCACCCCGGCCATGAAGGAGGCGGTGCTTCACGAAGGACAGCCGATGTTCCGGCGCGGCCAGCCGTCCGGACCCGGGCTGGACGAACCGACGTTGCGCGAGGCACTGCGCCCGGCCATGGACGCGCTTCCGGGCGCGGCCGGCAAGGTGGACATCTACCCGACCGAGGCCGACCTGCCGGCGCGTCTGCGGCAGGGGATCGAGGATGCCGGCGTGTCCGGCCAGTTTCGCGGCGTGTACGATCCGGAGACAGGTCGCATCGCCTTCGTGGCCGCCAACATCCCCGACGCCACGGCCGCAAAGCGCGGCTATCTGGATTTTCTCCTGCGCCACGAAGGACGGCACGCCGGCTTCGACACGATCTTCGGCGGGGCAGACGCCCGTGAAGCCTTCTTCGAGCAGGCCTCCCGCTCCATCCCCAATCCGGTCGGAAAATGGCTGGAAAAAAACGGCATGGAGGCGTCGCCGGCCAACCGGGCCGAGGCGGCCGAAGAGATCATTGCTTCCTGGGCACGTGCCGGCACGGCCCACCGGCTGGTGGACAAGGTGGGGGCCAAGGTGGGCGAATGGGTGCGCAGTGTCTTCCCGGGTTTGGA